AACAGAAAGAGTGTAACAACCCGGCTACTGTAGGTCAAACTGTTATAGTGGAAAGCAATTTCGCTACTTTTAAAGGGAAATCAAGATTTATTATCGATTATGATGATATTGTAGGAACCCCTATAAATTATTTGTCTGAAAATATAGGTCTTGTAGCTTGTAACAATAAGGAGAATGGAGACAATGAAAGACAGATATGCGATATAGCTACCAAATACAGAGAAGACGGAACACAGGATTATATGGAACCAATTGATCATATTGGGTTGCCAGAAATGGAAGGAGACTGCGAAGTTCCCCATCGTCAAGAATCTATATTGTCTGCTCCAGTTCCACTAATAACAGGCCTTGTAGAAGATTATATCTATAAGGTTCTTAGCGAAATGGAACACGTCTCTACAGATTATCTATATACCACAGGAGGAGAAAATCAGAATAAGTATTCTGTGTTGTTTAATTACGAGACAATGGATTCTTTATCTGAATGGATGGAGGAAGCATTTTTTGGGTATAGCGCTGGCAGCATATCAGGTGATGGCAATCAACACCTTTGTTCTGAGTTTTATCCATACTTACAACCTGGATCTGTTTTAAAAACCGTGTCTGATGCTATATACGTATTAGATACCATGCCTTGTACATGCGGATGTTATATTGAGAGTTATTGCTCTGATCCTACTGTGTCAAGAACTGATTATAACAACTTTCAAAATTATAATTATCTTCTTGGAAGTTATATTCTTCATATAGATGGATGGAGCCAAAAGATAAATGATGTAGGAGATTGGCGAGCCGGTAGATCTACCAGTACAGTCATAAATAATCAGTATAGATCAAAGAACGGACCCAGGTATTGTATTGAGCAATTTTGGCCTGAAGCTTCTGAGAAGTTGCAAGATATGATATATAAAAATTCGGATACCGGTATAGATGAAACTGATTGGAAATTTGAAGGGTATGTAAACAATGCTACATTTAATAATCCTACAGGGGATAAGCTTAATATTGGATTCGCATCTGAATTTGTGGTATGGAAGTTTGTCAGAAATGTAATGACAAATGCAAGATTTATTAAGATTAATAGACCAGAAGAGTGGGACATAGAAGGTTATAAAGACGAGAACAAAGTTCTTTATCTTGAAGCTCTTGGAAAGGTAGATGGCATAATGGATGCTGTGTCTACCAATTACGTTCGTGTTTCTTTTTGGAAGGATGTTGAAACATGGTCCCCTCTTGGAATAGTACCAGTTGAATTTGATAGACCTGAGTATGAATCATCTCATTCCGTTATTGTTAACATAGCAAGACCGGCTTTCGGAGAAATAAATGAAGAGTTTTTTGATTCTATAGGTCAAAATTATTTTTATGTTACAATAGAATCTCCTATTGTAGCAGTTCCTTGGATAATGACGTTTAGAAAAATTCAATTTTGTTCTTATAAAAATTATGATACCCCAGAAGAAGAGGAAGAAGAAGGAAAGAAGCCTTCCCGTGCTATTCTTGGAGTCGCTTTTGCTACAGGTAAAACCATATATCCTTATATTTTTGGTGTAAGAGAAAAAGAAATAAATAAGGTTGATTTGTCTGTTGATTCAATAACATTAAGATCGACGGTAGTATTTGCATCTAAATGTCAGACATGTGGAGATAGGCCCATCAATTGCAAGCCTCGTCCTTATAAATACGGGGATTTTGCATATTGGGAATCATCTGAGAAATATCCTGCTAATTTTGAACTTTATGATAGTAGCAGGATGAAAATAGACACAGGCAGATCTTATGGTGATCCAAAAAAATCAGAAGCTTATTCTAATATTATGAATAAGTTAACAGAATATTATGGTGCTCCTTTGTCAGACAAAAATGGATTATCTTATTTCAAGGGTCATTCTTATGGAGGGGTAGATACTTCTACCGTATTTTGCCAGCAACCTATACGTCATTACCGGTTTCCAGATAATAAGCATATACCATTCATGAACAGTGATGAACGTGGATATGACATAGCTTCTGAAATATATCCGGTAGGTATTATGGTGGATGAGAACACCATACAAGTATTTTTGGATTTTGCGGTGGATTCTGGTTTGATTACGCAACAACAAAGAGATACGATTGTAGGATATGAACTGTATCGTGGAGATAGGAGGCTAAATAGGTCGGTTGTGGCTTCAGGATTGGCCTACGATATGCTTAGATACATAGGAGACGATGGTAATGTAAATATCTATCCTAATTACCCATATAATGACCTATCACAAGATCAATATAATTATACGTCTGGCAAAAGAGACGAGTTTATATCCCATCCTTTCGACAAAGGAGGAAACGTGTGGTATTCATTCTGTTCTCCTGATATTTATTTTAACAAGCCCGAACTTCCAAATGAAGTATGTATAGACGGGTTCCAAAGAGGAATGTCTGTAGGCAGTTTCGTACCTGTAGAAGATCATCCAAAATGGACTATCTTAGGTCCTGCCGCTTATACGATGGCTGCGTCACTTGCCGCAGTTGAATCAAGTGCCACAATAGCCGCTATGATAGCAGAAGAGCTTCAGATAAGGGCTCAGTCTGGATACATAGGAGGGTCGGCTGGTCTTACCGGAGGAGGATTCCTAACGAATTTAAGTGTGGCCATGCTGTTTTCTTCAATGGTGTCAACCATCAGTCAAACTCTTGCTAAGGGCCCGATATTGTACGGTAAGTACCGTTATGATTGGCTTAATACGTTTATAAACAATGGACCAAGACGTAATCATGCATGGTATTATACTTCTGTAGGATTATATAATTCAATGATAGGTATAACGGACCAGGATAAGTATGAACGAAATTTTGCTCGTGGTTTATCTTCTGTTAAGTACATGAAGTCCGGTGTATATCCTATGATGGATGCCAGTATGTCATCTAAATGGGGAACCGGTAAAAACGATAATGAGGGACGATTCTTATTTGTTAATAATATAGATCGTGAATCTTCGTTATTTTTATCATTTGGTGATCCAGGTGAAAAAGGAGATGGTAAATCGAAATATTTATTGGAATATCCGAACTATGTCTGCAACTACGACAGTAGCCGTATAGATGATTCGGTTATTGCTGGAAGAGATGTTGTAGCAGGAAGAACATTCGAGCAATCCAAATCAGTTTCATACATCTGTTCTCCGTATATGAGGCTTATGCGATATAGGCCGGATCAATATGGTCAAATAGAAGATATAAAATGGATTTCCATAGGTGGATGTGGGTTTTTCACTAATGAAAAGAAACTGATGTTCGGTGGTGATACGGTGATAACCAGATTTTCATTAAAGAGAAAATTTCCTGTTTTTTATAATAGTGCTTTTGGTATTGGAGATATGATACCTTTCCCTTACATGGATTATAGAAATGTAGGATATCCAAGATATTTTGTTAATTATGATACAGGGGAAGATGCGCTTGAAACCACGGATAACGAACGTTTCAATAGTTGGACATCGTCTAATAAAGGAAGATATGCTTTTTACCCAAACAGGAAGAGCTTGTATGAATTGAATGGTGACACCTCCGGTAAGTATGTAGATGGCAGATTTTATACATGGTTCTATGGTATTCCTCAGTTCCTTGTAGAGTCTGAAATAAATTGTAATTTCAGATTAGAGGGCCCTCAGCCTCATGAATTATTCTATCCAAAAGTAGGAGATTTTGTTTGGTGGACACAAGAAAAGAACGTATCTATCCATAGGGACAATGATTACAAGATAAGTCCTATCTATTCATCAAGAATGACATTAACACCTAATGTATTGCCGGCAACATACGAACGTCGTTTTTATGATTGTGCTTACCAGCGACCTAATGGTGTTATATGGAGTAGGGCTGACGTATCTGAAAACAGTCAAACAGATCCGTGGCTAACGTACAAGCCTATGGACTATCATGAGTTCCCAACCAGCAACGGGAAGCTTATTCACATGAAGCGTATTGAATCCGATCAGATTCTTGTCAGGTTCGAGGATCAGGTTTCACTCCATAACGCCATAGACGTAATCAAGGAGCGCACCTCCCCAGGGCAGGCTGAGATGGGCACCGGCGGTCTGTTCGCGTCCCGGCCTCTGGAGTACAACACGACCGACCTCGGTTATTCTGGAACCCAGAGTACTGAAATAATTAGTTCAGAATTTGGTCACTTCTGGGTAGATACTAAAAGAGCACAGGTGTTTATGACCGACCCGAACGGACGTAATCTTAAGGAACTTAGTGTAGGGATCAGGCATTGGCTTAAACGTCATCTTCCGTTTAAGATTCTTAGATACGGAATAACTAATATCTTAACCGGTACAGAGATGACAGAAGAAGATACAGACAATAAATTTATCGGTCTTGGTCTGTCTCTTGGATGGGATAACAGGTATAAGAGGGTACTTATCACGAAAAAAGATTATATACCTGTTAAGAACCCGGCATATTACAAATATGATGGTGGAAGGTTCTTATACAATGAAACAGAGGTGCTGTCAAACGATAAGGAAATATCTTTAAAAGACGAACAGTATTTTAAAGACGTGTCGTTCACTATCGGATATTCGTGTCTGAAGCAAGAATGGATTTCTTATTATTCGTTCTGTCCTGACTATTATATAGAACAGCAACAATATTTCCAGACAGGAATAAACTTCCCAGCATCAGACGAAGAAGGCGGCTTATGGAGTCATTTGCTGACGAATAAGAGCTTCCAGACATTTTACGGAACAACATATCCGTTTATATTAGAAGTGCCGATAAAAGAGAAATATAATGGCTCTACGCTGGCTTCTGTAGAATACGAGCTTGATGCAAGGAAATACGTCGATGATGTGAATTACACTCTTGACAGGAAAGTAGGTTTAGATACGATAACTATCTACAACGACACAAACAACTCAGGTGAAATTCATCTTGTTCCAGAAGAAAAGAATAATTTAGCGCAACGTATATCGTATCCGAAGATTGTAGGCGACCATACCGAGGTCCTGGATACTGAGGTATATAGAAGACATAAGTTAAATGACTTCTTCAATAGGGTTGACGACGACCGATCTGAAACACCTATCTGGATCAAGGACGATAACGATATAAATAAGTCGGTTAATTCTGATGCTCTTAATTTCAGACGGTCATGGCTGGATAGGTTGCGTGGAAGTTGGATGCTGATGAGGATAAAGAAAGTAATTAGCAACCGGAAAATTATATTCCAGTGGTTGATTTCTGAAGATAAGATTAAGAATAGATAATATCGTATTACCCTCTACTTTTCAATAAGTAGAGGGTAATTTTTTATTCTACACATATAAATCCGTATTTTTTTATTATATGACAAATATCATTATTATCCATTCTGAACCATTCTCCACCTACTCTTACCGAATCATATTCTTTATGTATTAATAATTCTACATTTTTATTGCATACTCCTATTATAGATAAATTAGGATTCCCGATAGATAGCGTTTTAAGTCTTTCAATAGGGTTACGGCTTTTCCCTATTTTAAATAAACCACTCGAACTATCTTTAATTATATAGGTATTAATATCACCACTGGAATTTTTATCATGCGTGACTGGGGCTGGTTTGTTACATACTGTAAGGAGTGATGCGTTTTTACCGAACAATATGGATATTACATCTATAGCATCTTCGTATATAACGGATAAAGATTGCAGCATGATATACAAATCAACTTGTCTCATCATGTTATCATTTATAAACGTTAATACTCCAAATCCACTATCAATGAAAATAATACTTACATTTTCTCCGTACACTTTATTGAATAGGTTATATACTTTTTCATTGTCATTTTCTTCAAATTCTATTATTTTAAAATTTTTACTATTAAACGGAGAGTCGTCTTCATTTAATAGTAAATCAACAATATATCTATCCATGTATTTATTTTTTTTATGTTATACGCAAATATACAATACAATACTTCCTATTATATTGTCTGTGTGTTAATTTATTCAAATTAATCTATTTTAAATCATTTTAATTTGTAAATCATATTTGAATGTCTATATTTGCATCGTAATCAAGAGAGATTATAATACAAAAACAGTGGTGATGGAAGGTGATACTTCGGTTTGTGTCACAGGTTCGAGTCCTGTATTTTTCATGTAAGAAAAATTAGATCAGTTGGTAGATCAAAACCTCCTTTAAAACACCTTCCAAGTTATCCCTGTTTTAATAAAATATACAGATGGTGAGGAGTACGGTTACTTCGAATGAGGCCGATATATCATTTTAATTCTCCGTCTCCGCTTTTCCTCTGTTTGAAAGACATAAGAAACTAATGAGTGGTGATGGGGTTAGTTACTTCGAATTTAGCTCAGATGGTAGAGCAATATCCTTTTAAGATATGTGTCAATGGTTCAAATCCATTATTTGATTGTTTACACTAACTTCAGGTTTTCCCTCATTGAGTATTCATTTTGATATATTTTTTTTTCAAGCAGTGGTAGTAATATCACTGCTTTTTTTTGTATAACACTTTAAAGAAAACAACAACAAATGGGAAAGTTTAACAAAAAGGATGAAGGTGTTAAACCTACGATCGTGAATCACATGGGAGAGAAGGCGTATAAGCCTAACGCAGAAGAAGAGTTGGTGTCTACGGTAATGACTACTATATTGTCTGATTCTTATTATGAGAAAGAAAAAGACAAAGTAGAAAGAATTAAGAATCTTATGGACCAAGTGGATCCGTATTTTGCAGCACAGACGGCATTGTATGTCCGGAAGGAAGGGAAGTTGCGGTCTGTTACGCATCTTATGGCTTCTGTATTGGCCGGTAAGGTATCGGGTAAAGAATGGGCTTCAAGATTTTATAACAAGATCGTTATGCGTCCTGATGATATGAGCGAAATACTTGGCTGTTATGCGGCTCTTAACGGCAAAGATCCTAAGAAGTTAAGGGGTATATCCAATGCTATCAAGAAAGGGTTTAAAACATCCCTGGAAGGTCTTGATCCGTATCGGATTGACAAGTACAAGATGGACAGTAGGGTTATTACGATGATTGATCTCGTGAATTTATTTCACCCCAAAAGCAATCAGGTTAATAAAACAGCTTTCCAGTACCTTATAGAAGGTCGGTCTTTGTCTGGATTATACGAAAGCAAGATTCTTGAAAAAGAGATGTCTAAAGCCGGTCAGGATAAGAAAGATAATAAAGAGAAGAAAGAAGCTTTAGGTGACGCTATTCGGGACGTGGTTTCTAATGTAAAAGGTATGCCTATTTTTAATATGGTTCGTAACCTTGTAAACATAATCAAATACGCACCTGATCAAATAGATGAAGTTTGTAGGCAGCTTACAATAGAAGAGAAGGTGCTTAATTCGAAGATGCTTCCTTTCCGTTTTGCTTCAGCTTTCAAAGAGGTTGAAAATATAGGTGTTACGGATTCCGAAAATGATATTGTATTTGAGTCGGATAAAAAACGTGCTAAATTAACAGCGCGTAATAAATATAAGATTTTAGATGCGTTGGAGAAAGCCATAACCATCTCCTGCAAGAACCTGCCGGTATTGGAGGGGCGGTCGGCTATCCTGATTGACCACTCGGGCTCTGTACGTGGAGATATGGGAGGATCTTCTGAGGTGTCTGCCTTTAGCAAAACAAGTACGGCTGTCATTGGTAACTTGTTTGGTTGTATGATTGCTTCTGTGCTTCCTGACGTATTTATTGGTATGTTTGGTGACAAACTTATCAATTACGAATACGATAGAAGCAAAGGTGTTTTATGGAACAATAAAAAATCTTTTACTGCCGGAGAAGAATGCGGTGAATCCACTGAAAACGGTCTTTTTGCATTCTTGGAAAAGTGCGTCAAAGATAAGATCAAAGTAGATAACTTGTACGTTATTTCAGATATGCAGATAGGAGATGGCGAATCTATTGTATGGGAGAAAAGTTCCAATTATGAATATGGTAAATTTGCCGAACTTTTGAAAAAGTTCAAGAAAGTGAATCCAAATTGCAAGATCGTTTCTATTTCTATTCAAGGATATGGAAGTGAGATGTTTTACAAAGGATCTAATATCTTGAACATAGCTGGCTGGTCAGAATCTATCTTCGATGTTATTAACAGCAAGTTCTGCGGATATAAGAATATGATTGAGGAAATTAGGAAGATTAAGATTTAAATCTTATACTCATACTGTTTTCATAAGAAGAGATTTATCATAACAAGCCGGAGAATGAATGGTGTCATTCTTCGGCTATTTTGTTTACATTTGTTGAAAAAAAAAAGAATGAAAGAAAAAGAATTTGATTTTGTGATATATCCACTAAAGTTGATTATCACCATAGGGTTAGATTACAAAACACTGTGTGATCGTTTTGAGAATGCAGAACCGGATCATGAAGGAGAATGGGGAGATGAAGGCGATTTAGATTCAGAAGTCTCTTTTATGAATCTTGTTCGTGATAAGAGAGATGATAGAGCTTTTAAGTTATTATGGAATTTTCAAAGTGAGAATGATATGACTACACAAAACATATGTCATGAATCATTTCATGCAGCTATGTCGGTATGTCAACATTGTAATATGTCTCTTGGCTTTAAGGTGGGAGAAGATGAACATGCAGCTTACATAGCCGGATTTGTTGGTAATTGCGCAGATGAAATGTTTGGATTCTTAGAGGAAGAAAAAAAATGGAAAAGAAGACTAAAAATTATGTAAGAGACAAACAACCAAAAACATTATGGAATAAAATTGGTCCGTTTGTAAAACTTAGAGAATATCTGGCATCTAATATAACACCTGACGTGTATGCTAATGAAAGAGGATTAAAAACCAAAATAATGGAATTTTTTGGTCAAGATATTCCGAAAGCCAATGTAGATGATTTTAGTCAGAATCTTTGGTTTAGATTCTTAAACCAACCAAATAACCTGAAAGAGGAAAACGGGATTGTTAGAATACCAGATAATATCAAATCCATTATATCTGACAGGATAAATGGTGGGTGGGAAAAAATGGCTAAAAAATATGGAAAGGAACTTGATTCCTTAGATAATAAGATAATTGATGGAAAAGTTGCAGGCAAGGACGTATCTGATTTGGAGGAGTTAAGGAATGTAACGAGCAGGAAACTTGGAATGGTGGAAGAGGGGATAGATCTTTTAAAAAAAGCCAGAACCGGAGAACATCAGGTATTTAACGAATACAATTTTATACCGGATGCTTACGGCGATTTAAATGATTTGTCAGGCTTATCAAGTTTTACCATGTACCGTGATGATAAAGGCAGGATGGTCGTAAAGGATAAGTATGATTTTTATAGGAATGATCAACCTATTAAAGTAGGGATTGTTACTAAGACTCTTGATGCAATAGGATATCCTTTTGAAATCAGGGATTATGTGGAAGATAAAATCCCATACGAAGAGAGCGATCCAAACAAGATCCTGTTTAGATCCATTATTGATTCCAAGAATGATTTGGATAAAAGGATGGAGATAAGATCCAAAAAACAAGGAGGGGAGTCTTCTAAGCCAGAAATAGATTGGGATTTATTTAAATCCAAATATGAGAATATGAAGCGTGTAGGTAAAGGTAAACATCGCACTATGGACGTAGAAGGGATGAATATGATCTATGATGCTTTATATGACAAAGGTTTTAATCAACGCCAGATAGAAGCCGTACTTGGAAATATTATTGAAGAATCTGGTGGAAACCCCTACGCTGTATCTGAGGATGGAAAATTTAGGGGACTTTTTCAAGAATATTATAAAAGATATCCGCCAAAAGAGTTTGAAAGAGATAAAGAAAGATTTAAGAGCGATAAGCGTGGATATATCAACTACATGATAGACAGATTTTATGATCATGTTCAAGATGCTGGGAAGTATAGTATAAAAGATACTAAATACAAAAAAGCTATTCATGCAGTAAACGAATTTATGTCAGAAGATCCAGATACGGATTATTCGTATCCACTTGTATATGCTTTTGAAGCTCCATCAGATAAAGAAGGAACTTATAAAAACAGAAAGAGCGTATCAAACTTGATAAGCCAATCTTACGTTTCGAATAATGTTGATAAATTAGATGATGATGATAAAAAGGATGATAATATTATTAATGCCATTCTTGGTATAAAAAACGATCTTGAATTACAAGACCCGATTTCCACTACAAGAGGCGAAGCCTTTAAAGAAGCCAGGAAAAGAGGTCTTAAGGAATTTACGTGGAATGGAAAGAGGTACAATACTAATATTAAAAAAGAAGGTGGCGTAATTGGCAAACAGCGTGAAGCATATGAATACTTTACTGGAAAGCGAGGCATGTCTAAAATACAGGCGCTTGCCATCATAGGTAATCTCATGGCTGAATCCGGTCTTAAAGACGACATATACGGAGACAACAGAACATCATACGGCATACAGCAATGGCATAATGAGCGCATGGATAAGCTATTCAAGCATGCCAAAAAGAAAGGTCATTCTACACCCACATTCAAAGACCAACTTGAGTTCTTAGCTGACGAATACGAAGGAAAGACCGGATATTCTAATTTCTTATACACAAGAAAAGGAAAAGAAGGACCAGGGTATTACAATTACAGCCGGCAGGACTTTATGAACGCCGATAACCTTAAAGATGCTGTAGTAGCTTGGAACCAAGGAGCAGGACGTCCTCATAAGAGTGTTATAAGAAATGATGACCGTTATAACTATGCTATGGAAGTTGCTAAAAATCTTGGTTTGGATATTGAAGAAAATTCCGTATCTTCGTATGGTCAAATGGGATTCGGAGATGATGGAAAAATAGCAGCATCGGTAACACTTCCAGAGGTAGAAGTGGCAGCCGCCCTCCCTAACCCGGAAGCTCCGTCCCCGGAGAGACAGTCCGAGGAAGAGAGATTCCGTACATGGACTGAAACGTATGGTAAGGACATCGTAAATCATTTACTGACGTTAGACGGGAAAAAGGATGGTGATGACAGTGATTACAGCATGATGTATAAACAGCATGAAAAAGAAAGCGAAGAGGATAAGAAAATGGCTTTGATTAATGCCGTGCTTCCCAATATACAACTTCGCATTAAAGGCGTCACTGACAATTAGAACAATTATTTTATTTCTCATGAAGCGAAGCCGGATTTGAGACTCGTTATGCGGATACCGAAGGTTGAAGAACGATATCAAGATAATCCGGCTTTTTTGTGCGATTTCGTGAAGGATGGAACTATCATCGCCTTGGTTTAACAGAACAGACCTACGTACCTCTACTGTCCTGACGGGCATGGACGCCCGTCTCGCCTACCAGCCTGCCTAATTCTCCACTGGCTACCTAATATAACTATTAACGTCACTCCATCACCTATCTCCTTTCAGTCGATAGGTTCAGTCGTTTTTTTAAATGTTATATGTTCTTTCGCATCGTTCCCTTCGGTCACGATACTCAATCTTTTAACACAATTAGGCAAACAATACAATGACGGAAAAAGTAATTTGTCAATCCGTTCACTCACTTAACTCCCTTCGGTCGTTAAGTTCATTCACTGTAAACAATTATATGAATAAATGGTAAAGTATATAAAATAATATAAATAATATAATGAGTAAGATCATTGAAAATGGTCTTAATATTAAGGAAAACGAAGACTATTTATAGGCGTAGTTTTAATTCAAGATTTGTTGTCCCGCTCCTGACGGTCAGACGGTTACGTTCAGAGTCGTTTTCCCGTCTCTTATCCAAACCGTCATAAAACAAAAAACCTTGTATCCTATTTCTCTCAAACCGGATACAAGGCCGTGCATTTTCTTCTTTGAGCGTATGATGAAAAACCATATCTTTGCACTAAAACAATAAAATAATCATGGAGACAAAATTAAATGAAATAATAGATCCTCACAAGTTACACGACAAGCTCTTTAAAAAAGAGCAGGTCTCTCCGATAGAAGTTATATACAATAGCTTCAGCAACTTAGGGTATAATGTAGTACGCCGTCCAGCCGGTCAGTGTTTAGGCAATTTGAGATATTTTAATCTATTTTATGACAAACATACTCATCATTTCTATCAGAAAGACAGGAAGTTGAGATATTGTAGCAACTTTCTTATATCTGATTACTGGAAAGATAGAGTGCGATGTTTCATAGTTTGGAACTTTGGTTTTGGAAGATTCTTTCCATATAATGATTTTATAGAGGCTATGGTTTATGACTATCTTCGATATGGGAGAAAGTCAGTTCCTTATCTTAAAAGCGTGCAAGAAGCCGAAGAAAAGTGTGTAAGGTTCTATATCCGGTCTCAGATAGATATGCTCCGTAAGGAAGGATATGCCGCTTATCGGGCTAAGTTTAAAGAAGAACGTCCTCAGTATTTTATTGGAGACGATAGGACGGTGTTTAGGTGCCTTGACAGCTCTTTAAAAAGAGAAGAGAAGATTGCTGCATGTGTAGCCCACAAAAGGACTTTGAAAGAAGGGATAATGACTTCCTTCATCAATCATCTCAAGAAACATCCTACCACCTTGTATTCGTGGTTCTCGTCAGAGGTGGACAGTCAAGGAAAGAACAGGCTTTGTCTATCTGAAAAAGCCATTAATTATCTTAATAAGAGACTGGCTCGCAATGGGTTAAAGTCTCTTTCTGCATCATATCTTTTTAGAACGTTTAGAAAAATGGTGAAGACCTTGTTCGGTTCTAATGTCAGGTCGTTCTTGAATAGCTGTCTGATGTCTGTTTCAACAGAAGAGGTTTTAACCAAATCTATGAAGAAAATAGTTTCCAAGACGGTGCTGTTTTTGTACAAGAGAGCGCTTAAGAACTATCGCCGGGCATGCGGTTTTAAGTACGACCCTGATTCGGGCGGTTTGTCTGTCATACGTCCCTGATTTTTAAACGTATCCCATAACGTTGGATTTTCTCGTTCGTTTCTCTTATCTTTGTGAAAAAAGATAGTATGAAATTACGAATCATAAAAAATCGTCCGATATTCGCTCCTGGCGGTAGTGTTCAGGATAAGAAACAGGATATTAATGTATCCTCTACTCAGCCTATTCTTGATTATGGAACGCCTGTTAATAAATGGGGTGAATCTGATATTCAGAATATATATATGCCTTCTGATGTGACTTTAGAAACAGAGGAGGGTGAGATAAATCCATTTAGCAGTATGCCTACATCCGATCCGTTTTTTGAAAATAATGATGCAGGATATGCAGGATATCTCGCTGATAATAGGAGCATGGTTAAAAACGTAGAGAAATCAGTCGTTAATAATGCAATGAATGTAGGTGATGCGGATGCTGATTCCTCTAAAGAAAAACGTTCCCAAGATGGTAATCCTCTGGATCCTATGACTACCCCATATTATTCACCCGATCTAACCGGCAGAGCTCAAATGTTTGGTACGAGTCTTGGTCGGATAAGAGCCGGTAATAAGGTAGGTGCTAACGTGGCTCAAGCCGCCTTGTCTGGTGTTAGTTTAGGATTAGGTCTTACCCGTAATATCATGGGGGCTTCATCTGCTGCGTATGCAGCCAGCAGGGACGAGCAGGCTGCAAGGGAAAAACTTGCCAAGGAGCGTCGTCAGCAATTCATCAAGTGGGAACGTGAAGGTGGTGGCGTGAATTTAGGTAACGGTCAGAAGATGGATACGTCTGATATGACCGGCGAATATATTTATCCTCTTCCTAAATCTATGGAGGATAATGCTAACGTAGAGATAGAGAAAGGCGAGTATGTGCTGACGCCTGATTCAGTGGGGCCTATGGAAGCTAAAGGAAACAGGCATGAGAATGGAGGCACGCCAGTTGATTTACCGGAAGCTTATATTGTTTCCGATTATCGTAAGATAGATGATGAGTTCGCCTCTTACGTTAGAGAAAACTACGGTATTAAGGCAACGTCTAAAGATACGTATGCTACACTCCTTGATCGATATAAGAAGAAGATCGGTTTGTCTGATAAGTACGAAGATCAGGAGCGTGTATATAAGAGATTAGAGAAAAATGAAGATGTAAAAGATAAAAATACATCTAATCTTAATGCTTCTATTCTTTCCAAGTACGTCAATGAAAACCAGAAAGAGATAGACGAGCTTGAAGCACAATTTCGTTCTTTCGCTGAAATCGTTTATGGCAAACAAGAAGAATCTAAGCGTAACGAGAAGATGGATGCTTTCTTCAGGGATGGCGGGGTTGTTGATCTGAATCAGGTAAAGAAACAAGCCAAGGCTTTTAATATTGCAGAATCAGATGCCAAGAACTGGATATATGACGAGTATGTTAAGCAAACCAGAAAAATGGCTGAAGGTGGACCTACTCAGAAGGAGCTGGAGGAACTTAGAAAGAATGCTATCGGCTACAATAAGCTTATCAATCAGTTATTTGGACGAACTCTTAATATGACTGTATCTGATGTTAGCGGTCGTGAGCAGATTCTTAATCCTGATTCCAGTGTAAATGCCAATCAGAATCTACAACATAGAAGTAATTTAGGATACGGCAGGGTAAATAATAAGGCGGTATCTAATTTGCTCGACGTAAACCGATGGGCTAACAAGTACAATACGGATGGTGATTTTGATACAGAAGGTTTCCAGAAAGGATATAACAGGCAATTAAATGCATTGTGGGCGTTAGCTGATGTAGGTGCTATCACGAATGCTGATGCAGCCAAGAAATTCAGAGATGAGTACGGATTCTGGGGCCAGGATGCCGGAAGCTACGGAGGTAATCAGGCTTATAATTCATTTGCCGTAGATGATAAGTTTGGTCAGACAACAGCCACCCGTTCTTATTATGGATTGGACGTTGTTTCGGCAGAGCAAAAAAGATTGTTAAACGAAAAAGGGATAAAGAACTATGTTGACTTATTTGGTGATAAATCTGATGCCGCTAAGAAGATTCTGGGCTCCGATTATAATAAGTTTGTTGCTTTAAGAGATAGTGGGTTAATGCCGGAAATAGACTTCGTTCTTGAGTCTGTTAAACCAGAAATGAAGCCTATTGAGGCCGGTCCCATAGCGCCAGGCCTTACACCGCCTAAGATTGGATCTCCTGGAAGGATAGAGGTAAAACCGAAAGCAAGTACGCCTACGACTGCAACCGACACCGATACAGAGGAGGTGGTTGAAGACAACGGACCTAAAGGACAGGGCAGACCGGCGGCGTTCGGTCCTATCTTCCCGGAGATGCTGAGAACGCTCGATACAGGCTTGGAGATAGAAGGTCTGGAAAGACATCAGGCTCCGAGAATAGATCCGGTTCTTCAATCTGCTGATCAGTATATCAACGAGCTCAACCGCGCGACATCGGCTCAGTTAGACGCAGTAGGTGATGTGCCCGACTCCCAGCGGGCTGCTATTCTGGCTAATATGAACGCCATAGCTGGAAGCAATATAGCCAAGTACGTTAATGAAGTAAATTTCAATAACGCAAGGCAAATAAACGAAGCTGATAGATTCAATGAAATGGCTTATGTTCAGACAGATGATAAGAACATAGCAGAAAGGCAACGTTATGAATCTGGGTTGTTGAAAGCTATGGCTATAAGGGATGAAAATCTTGCTCGTTATTATGACAGTATAAACAGCGAGATACAGAATAAGTTTAATGTTCGAACTTCATTAAATACCATAGCATCCATAGCTCCGAATATGAGAATGCTTCCAAGTGGTCAAATTATTTACGTTCAAGGTAATCAGGATGTGATGAATATGGGTGATTATTCCACACCTTACTTGAGAAGTTTAAATGAAGAAGATGATGAAATTAAAAGAAGAAGGAGGACCAAATAGTGGCTTCACAGTATAGTATTTTAAGGCAATATGCCCCGTATGTTAGTCCTTACAACATAGATCTTGTTAAGGACGTCATGATGTACAAACAGCAGAAGGTTGATGCTGCTCGTGAAAAGATCTATACCCAGGTAGATTATCTTATGGGTCAAGAGATAGATAAGCCTGAAGCCCGCGCTTATATGGAAGATAAGATGTCAGGTGTGATTGCTAACATCAATCAAAAATTCAAAGGCGTGGATCTTTCTTCTGATGGTGTTACGAGAGCCATACAAGGAGAGATAAGTTCGGTGTTAGATGATACGGTCATTAACGCGATTGCCGGCACAAAAGAAGGCAAGAGGGTTATGAAGGAAATAGAATCTATAAAACAGAATCATCCTGAACTTTATTCTCCTATTAATGAATGGCATGCTTTGGACCCTTATTACAAATGGAGGTCAGATGGTAAAGCAGGATCAAGGTTGGGAGGTCTTCATTATTCTCCTTATGTCGATTATACTAAGGAGATAAATAAGCTGGTCAGTGATTTTAGGAAAAACAACGAAGGCAAGAAGATTCAGACAACAGAATATGATGTTAAAGGTAATCCTACTGGTGGAATCATAGAAGTCAACGTAGATGAGCTTACTGATTCCCAGATAAGGAATTTTGTGTCTGCTAACTTATCTGAAAACATGAGGAATCAGATGAGAATAGAAGCATCATACATGGCAGCTACCAATCCGGTGTTCAGTAATCCGGATTTGGTTAGTCAATACATTGGGTCTTATGTCGAAAGATACGATAGGCACATAGGAGCATTGGAAGCAAAAAAGAAATCAGTAGGGGATAATAAGGATATTATTGATCGTATTGACAGTCAGATACAGGAAGCTAAAAATCAGAAAGCAGAAGCCAAGAGGGAGGCAGATATGATAATAGCTTCATCAGATCCGGTAGCGGCTGCTAATTTTGTTGTTACCAATAATCTTTTCGATAAGATGACTGATGCATGGAGATACGACAATACAAGTTTTGAAAGGAAGAAAGATGATCTTTATTTTGCAAGGTTGGCAGAGGATAGGGCTCAGCAAAAGTTTTTGACTGATAATGCTAAGTCTATGGTTGAAATATCGTTGGCAAAAGAGCAACTTGCACAGGCTAAGATTGAAACCGAATACATGCGTACTTACGGTTCCAAGATGGGCACTGAAAGCTCATCCGGAGGCACAAGAGGAGCAGGCGGTGTAGGAGTGCCGATGGCTCCTATGGACGGGCCTACGGCTATCAATTCTGGAACGGGTAAGATAGGATCTGTTAATTTGGCTAATATCCCTTATGAACAACTCACATCTTCTTCCACAGAGCGTAGAGCAAATTTATTGAAATTATATAATTCATTATCTCCTACAGACAGAAGTAATATCGTTGCAGCATCATACGAAGAAGAAAAAACTGACCCAGGATTGTATGCTAATATGACTCCTGAAGAACGGATATATTCTTATTTAAAAAATAATGGAGGTCAGAAAAACGGATATTTTGGACAAGGAAATAACAGACTGTCTGAAGCTTATGATGCTTTACTTCTTTCTGATTCTAAGGCAAATGGAGCTACAAAGGCTATAAATAACATAACTGATTATCAAATAGATAATATAGTTACTAAAAAAAATAAGGATATTATCAGTAAAGTTCGTAATGCTAAGTTTATGAAAGGAAATTCTTTTATAAATCTTACCGATACAGATGATAAGGCTGGAGCCTTCCTGCTCGCCACAGCCATAACAACTGGTGTATCTGATGCCGTAGGGTTCAGAGAATACATGATGGACCCTTCAAGAGGAATAGATATTCTTAGTGCTATATCTCCGTCATTAGGAGCTAAGGCGAGTGCCGGCAAGTTGGGGAAAAACATATCTGATGCTATTACAAGCGAGAATAATGGTTCTTCTACTGGTACATTGGCTCTTATTAATGGAATGAAGAAACTCAACGGCGATCCTGATTTTAATATATCAGATTATATGACCATAGATAAGGATGGTGATATAGATTTAAAAGATTATCAGGAAGGTGAACCATTAACTATTACCCAGCTAAGATATGCTGAGAAAAACAGTAGAGTGTCTGATATGATAGCAGGTCAGATGCAGGATGAGATAAAAATGTCTGTATCTCCTGATCAGATTTCTGATAAGTTATCTCAGTATCATTACCTTGATTCTTACAAAAGATACAATTGGAATGCCGATTCACCGGAAAAGTCTTTGCAGAAGGCTCAGTTTAGAAGATTGTCTGGTTACATGGCAGGAAAGGTAAATAATCTGGATCCTACTGCTATTAATGCCATTAATATGGATGCCGAGATAGATAATGGCACTGTTAGAAGATTCTTGACTGCTCAAGTAGGTTCCGGTAAAAATTCTTATGTTACAGAAAGGGTTGAGATTACGAATGACGAGCTTCTTAAGGCGGGTATAGATCCTTCGGTTGAGGAGCGCAATTATCCAGTAGATGGTTACAAATCAAGTTTTGGAACTTGTGATTTTGTAGATACCGGAAAGAAGGAAGGCTATTCTTATGATAAGTATCTCATACGTAATGGTCTTCCACGTTTGGCTTCTAAGGCTGATGTCAAGAATGATCTTTATGATATAGTAAAGGTGCATGGCTCTTACCTTAAGCCTGATGAAATGAATGTTGTTAAAACCCTTGTCGATAATTTTATTGACATGTCTGATAACATATCAGTTCAGTTGGAGGGAATGGATGACAGGGGTTCAAGAGAGGTAGCGGTCAATTTCTATGACAAAAGGACTAAAAATTCTAAAAATCCTGCATTGTTGTTCTCGGATTTTGTTCCTTTGGATCCAGGTAATGATGAGTATGCGGATTACTGGAATAGCATTCACCAGAAGTGTCCTCAGTACTTCTTTGTAAAATACGTGAAGGAGGCTGTTCAAGAACGTCTTGATCAGATGAGGGATCCGTATATGAGAGGAATAAATATCACGCCCAATATGAATGACAAGTTTAGTAAGTTGAACGATTTTTTGCAGAAAATTTATGGCTGATAATAACATAGATAGATATAATCCTGCTGCTAAAACCACTTACGAAGATGTGGCAAGGCAAAGGAAATTAGCCGAAGAAGAAAATTACACTCCGGCTACATTACCAGAGACGACAACGCCTCTGGTTCCTAATTATATGCCTGATGAAGGTGTGTATGCCCAACCTGAATTTCCAGATTACGCATCAAGGATAGCTGCTGCCGAATACGAAGAGCCGTATATAGCCAAGGAGATAAGCAACAGTTACTCGGAGGCACTGGCCCGTAACAGCTACAGGGGGGCTACACCTGCCCCGCCGCCTCTTAATCCCTATGGACCGAAGGTAAGTATCCGTGAAAGTCATCAGATGGGTAATGATGGGGTATGGCGTACAAAATACCCCAACTATATTCCGGGTATAAATAATGAGGATTATTATGCCAGAAGACAGAGCGGATGGAGTAAGTTTTGGAATGGTGTAGGTAAATTCGCTTTAAAGTCTGCATTGTACGGTGCACAAGGAGTTGTGTCATTGCCTGACAAACTTATCAATATGGCATCTGAGGGAAGTTACAAAGCTGCGTTAAACACTAACATGGATAAGTTTGTAGGTGATCTTGACCAGCAAATAGACATGCTTCTTCCCCATTATTACAAGAAAGAGGTAGAAGATTATAATTTCGGTCAGAAGCTTTTTAAGGATACTGGTAATTTCTTATGGAATGATGTCCTTGGTAACGGTATGTCTTTTACCGTAGGAGCCATGATATCAGCGTACATGACCGGAGGACTTGGAGTTGGATCATTGGGCAATATAGGTGCTAAATTAGGTGGAAGAATCGGAGCTAAGTTGGCAGCAAGGCAAGCTGCCAATAGGGGCATAGGAAGCCTTAAAAGCGTGTTTAACGACTATGTAAGAAAAGGGGTTGCTGCCGGAAGGAATGTAGGGGAGGCGGCTAAGACCATGACGTTGCTGGCTACCAGTGCCGGATTCGAGTCATCGGTTGAAGCAAATTCCTTCATGAAACAATCCGAGTCCGATTTCAAGGATTATTATCGTAAGATTTATGGTCGTGATCCCAATGCAGAGGAAATGGCTGTTTTTCGTAATTCTAATGCTGATGTAGGTAGTGCTATATTTGCCGCCAATATGGGTATCGTAGGATTATCCAACTGGCTTCTTTTTGGTAAGTATATAGGGTTAGGAGGCAAGGCTATACCTGGGTTGGAAAAGAAGCTCAACAAGCATTTATTTGGATTAGGAACGGAAGTTGCGAAACCAGGAGAGATGGCTATTAAAATAACCAATCCCAATATAGGACAGAAGATAGCAGGCAATGTTTTCAATATCATGAAAAGACCGGTATCTGAAGGCTTATGGGAAGAAGGGTCTCAAGGTGCTGTCCAGAATACGGCTGAGGAATATGTTAAGTCAAGATATGACAATGTTGCTATGAACGGGGCCGTTGATGTTCTTGATGCTATTTCTGAAGGGTTTAAAAAACAATATACGTCTAAAGAAGGATGGACTGAAATAGGAATCGGTGCTATTATCGGTTCTTTGTTCGGTATGAGGGAAGGTTTCTTTGGGGTGAAAGAGTATAGCAATAGTCAGATCTTGCTGGAAAGACAAGTAGATGAATATAACAAAGCATCTTCTAATCTTAATACGGCGGCTTTGAATACGTTGAAAAAGTCAATGAGTTTAGGGCCTCAAGTTCGTTCCGATGCTCAGTCTATGACCGGCAAGGAGCTTGATGATGCAATGTTTGAAAAGATGTCGATTGACAACCAAATGGGAACCTTAGAGGATTCGGCTGAAAATTTCAGGCAGATGGTTGATATGATGCCTATTTCGGAAATAGCCGAAGCTAATGGAATGTCTTTGGAAGAGGCAAAGAAATACAAGGATTCTATTATTGATAATTATAATAATCGTCTTTCTGATTTCAGATCTGCTCAAGGTTTTGCCGAAGATCTTATAGGTGATGACTCTAAGATCGAATTTAGAAAATACGTGGCTCGTAATGCTTTTCTTGGTCTTCAATCGGAATCAAGAATGAAAGACATAGCTTCTGTCATAGAAACGCTTTCGGGGCAGCCTCGCGTGGCGGATGCGCTAAGTACGTTTTCCCGGCTGTCGGGCAGGGCGAGGGAGCGGGCTATGGCTATTCGTGGCATACGGTCAAGGATAGAAGAGCTTGAATCCGAAATAGAAGATCTTGCTACTCGTCCTCGTAACGTAGATGGAAAAGACCCACAAGCTGAATCCATACAACGAAAAACCAAAGAATTGGAAGATCTTAGAACCAATTACAATAATTCGTTATCTGAGTTATCAACGTTAATAGGAAAAGAGTTTTCGATAGAAGAGTTGGTAAGTAAAACCGAATCTGTTTTATCATCTCCTCTTTCTCCCATAAGTTCACAAGATGTAATAGAGGCCTATGATACGCTTGTAGCTTTTGATGATTATTTCAATGTGAAATCAAGACAGGAAAAGAAGTTTACAGCCAAAGACAAAGCCATGAGATCCTTGGTAAATGAATACCGCAGGAGTTTGATGGGCTATAGGAATATGAATAACTTCTTGTCCAAGATGCTTGATAAAAGATTCTTAGCTGAGGAAAACAGGGGATTTTCAAAAGCGCTGTCTTCTCTATGGTCTACTCCTTATAAGGGGGATGACAAGGTTCCTGATTTTGCAGAGCCTAATAAAGTTGGTGAATATGACACTGATGAGGTAGTAGATCAAGCTGTGTCAGAAGGTAAGATTTCGGAAGACGAAGCTTGGACTATCAAGGCTTTTATGCATGCTCTTGATAGAGTAAGAGAAGATAGGATGAAGGAAGCGGAAGATAATATAAAAGAGTCTCCACTTACGGAATCTGTATCGGATGAAGATTATGAAGCTGCTATGGATAATCCTATTACGGTCCCGGTCGTAAGGCAGTCTATAATTGATAAATTATATACAGGAAATACCGATCTTCTTACTGCAAGGGAAAAAGATGTGTATGATAAATACAAACAAGATTTTGATGATTATGTATCGTCTTTAGGTGATAGTCCTGTTAATTTTATAAAATCATTATCTGAAAAGGCTGACAGGCTTACAAGTCCGAGATCAGTATATGAGGAAAATAAAGCTATTATTGATATGGCTAAGTCTAATTTGGAGCCAGATCAAAGAAAGGAGCTTGATGATGCTATTTCTTCGTATGTTGATATAATGAACAGGCGGGACAAAGGAGAGAAAGTTGACGAAGATAAACTTGCAGATTCGGTATTTACCATAGAAGATCTTGGCCAGGTTGGAAATATCACAGATCTCCTTCCTTATATTGAACAGAACAGGATTATTGATAAAGGTCGTATTTCTGAATCTACGTTAAGTAATTTCGGGGAGGATGATGCTAATATAGATTCTCTTGTAAATGAATTAGACGAATCTGATAATACGCCTGGAGCCAATATAGATAGCGCCCAGAATCCAGAGACGTTGATGGTAAGAAGAATCTCTAATGATGGCAATGAAAGGTATGAAATTGCGGGTCTTAGAGCCGATAAATTTATATCTTCTATAAAATCATTGGTTCCTATTCAAATAAGCTCTGAAACGAACGCTAATGGCACTAAAAGGTATTCTCTTAACATAGGTGGGGAAACGGCTACTATAATTGAACTGCCTTATCATGCGAGATGGTCTATAGACAAAGAATCGGCTCGTGTTCTTAATCGCTACACAGACGTGTCTATTCAGGACGTGGGTAATTCCTATTCTTTGGTTTATAAGCGTCTTGATTCAGATGAATTGGTTCCGTACAGAACGGGTGTCGGATTCGGAGAGAATGAGGTAGATAAAATAGATCAGGAAGCATTATCTTCTTTGAAAAAAGGAGATAAGGTTAATCTCGAAATAGATGTAAATGATACTTATAATCAGTCTCTTTTTGCCGAATACAATGATGCTGTTCAGTCCGGCGATAAAAAAAGAATAGAATCTGCTGAGAATAAACTGGTGTCCAATATGGTTATCAAGGTCATGAGTGGGAACAGATTCGTTTCTGTTGTAAAAGCTGATACAGGAGGCATAGATGGTATAAGTAAAATAAGAAGAACGGCTTTTAACAAGTGGAAGAAGGACGCCGGCCGGTCGGCTACCATCGGCGTCGGCACGCATGTTGTTGCCCAGACCCTTCCCGGAAGACCGGTGTTTAACATGAAGGTGAACGGTCAAGGATATGGCCAGGTAGAAAATCTCCCCATTACCGAAAAAGGTGCTGAAAAAATATCTGATGTAGGATATGTATTAAATGGCAAAGTCGTGCTTAAGAACGGATCTAAATACACAGGCTTCCCATTTGCTTATTCTATATTAAATGACAAGGGGAATAATTACAAAAATGTAAGAGTTCCGGTAGTTGTCATCAAAGGTAAAAACGGTCTTAATTATCTTTTCCCAGTTAGCCTACGTTCTGTAGAATCAGAGGAAGGGCAGAAATGGATGTCTTTTATAGATATGCTGCTTGAATCTGGTGATTCTGAATTGCTACAGATGGGTCAAGATGATATACAAGATCTTAATGCGTATCTAACCAAGTTAGGCCTTGATCCGGCTTCGTATCAAGTATCGTATTTGAATCCTATTTCAGGGCTTAGAAAAGCTCGTGAGGCTATAGAAAAATTATCTACGGTTCCTGATGTTGTTAAGTGGGTAGAAGATGAAAGCAGGAATGTGAAAGACATTGTGACGTCTGAAGTAGAATCTGGAATAGATTTCGAAGGTGAGATGTTTGTCGCTCCTAAGATCAGGATTCAGTTTGGTAAATCATCTTCCAGACCTAAGTCGCTTATAGAGGATGATCTTCCTTTCTCTGATGAGGGTAAGATCGTTACTTCTAAAGAAGACGTGGATGTTTATGAAGAGGAAATGTCAGAGGAAGGGGCTGTCCGGGGGACTCAGCCGGCGCCATTAGCTCAGCCGGCTCCTGCGGCACAAGCTGCGCAGTCTTTATCTGGCAAGAAGCGTACCTCCAGGAAAAACTTCTCTCTTATGTTAAACGAAATAGAATCTCATATAGAAAAAGAAGGATTGCCGTCTTATGCTAATATTTTTGATTTTATAGCAAGGAAGATTGTAGGAGGTGATTTGAGGTTTCTTCGTGAGAGAGGTAATCCTAAAAGCCTTAAGGAAGAAATGGGATTAGAACCTAAAGGAACAGTAGGTGATAAAATATCCACTCCTTCCAGTAAAGGTGGTAAGACTTTAGAAGAATATGTTTCTTGGCTTCGTTCTCAAACAGATCAGGTGGTGGTTGATTATGTTGGGCCAAGATCTGATGAACAAATTATATCAGAGTTGAAAAACTTTTTGAAATATATTAATTTTGTTCCAAGTAAGGCTTTAAATTATTCTCTTAGAGTCAATGGCATGGATACCCTAAAAGAATATGGCACAAAAGAGGAAGTAGAAAAAATGGAATCTGATATCAATAGTTTGGTTTCTAAAGTTTTGCCTACGGTGGATAATAAAACTGTAGAAGATGTTTCTACTGCAATAAAATCAAACAACTTGCCTGCCATATGGAGGCCCGTGGAAAGCCTTGATATGACAAACGAGGAAAAAATAGAGTTTTTGAATAACGTAGCAGATTTCCTTAGCGGCATACCAGAGTATGATGCTGTCGTGGAGTCTATAGAGTCAGAATCAGATAATATTTTAAATGATGGAAAAGAAGGAAGTGCAGAAGGCGGTGCAGTACGCACTGAGGAAGATGGCAATAAAGAGAGTAATGGAAAAAGAGAAGGACAACCCGGAAGCGATGGAGAGACTAAAGGAGATGTCGAATTACCTGGATTTAAAGAAGGAAGGATAGATAATTACAATGAAAATGGGTATAAGTTCTCTAATCCGGAAGAGGTATTAGGCTGGTTGCTCTCTGAGATGTCCGGTGTCACGGAACTTATAGAAGGTGCAGAGGTTTATGGGGAAGGCAATGATGTTAATATTATCTTGGATCGTATGGAAGCAAGATACGGTATAGACACTATAGCTCATTCCAATACAACTAAAGCCATAAGGAGTTTAAATAAGGTGCGTGGTTATGATGTTGAATATGGATTAACTTTTATGCACGAACCTTATATCCATATATCCAAACCTAAATCAGTATCAAACGAGCAACAGATATCCGAAGAAAGCCCGGTCCAGGTCCATAGAGTAACAGTCCAGTCTTTCTTGTATGGTGGCGACGCAGCTTACGAGGCGGTTCCAGCAAAGGTAGAACAGATACCTGATAAGATCATGGCTCGAAATGGAATCCGATTCGGAATGGGTATGATTGATCTTACTAAGTTAGGATACAAGAAAGCCGGCGGAAATTGGGTATATAAGTTCTATATGAACACTGGTGTGTATGATTTGTATAATATCAGTACCGGTGAAGCGTTTAGGGCAAAACCGGATCTTGGAGTTAAGATAAGTTCCAGTGCATTCATCCGCTCTTTATCTCAATCTGGTAGAAAAATACAAAATATGATGAGTAATATGAGCCAGGAAGAGATAGATAGGAATAAGAATCTCGTAGAAGGTTCTGATAATTCGGATTCGATAAATGAGTTAAATAAGGAGTGTTGAGTATGAGAAGGAGATACGAAGATGTTTCAAATCTTGTTCAGTATCAGTTGAAGACCAATCAGCAGGGGAATATAGAGGTTTATGTTGATGACAGGTTTGTTGGAAACGTAAGTGAAGGAGTCTGTAATTGGAAGGATATTGAATACAAGAGTAAGGTTACTATATCTTTGAAAGGAGTCGAGGATAAGGCTAAAACCTCAAGTAAAAGAGTCGGTCCTTATTGTCACATTTATAGCATATTTGGAGGAAATGAATCTTATCATGCAGGTCCGGATAGTAATATAAAAAAGAGTCCGGTTACCACCTTTATAATGTATTGTTATAAAAATGGGGATATTACAACTACCACTACTTATACTAAAAATTTATCTGGAACTCTTCAGATAGGTAAAACACAATTGACTATCAATTACAAACAAAGTAAAAGTCAGTCTTTCTCCGGTGGTTCTGGAGATTATGTAACATCCGTATCTGATTTCCCTTTTGTTACTGGTCCAGGAAATGATAGCGTTGAGTTCGAAGGAGAGGGAAGATTGATAGTTGAGACAGAGGCTTCGCATTATGAAATAGAAGTTTCATAATTTCTATTTTTATACTATCTTTGTCTAAAATATTTATCACTATGGGTGTCAAATGTCAGATAGAAAAAAAGGAAAATGAAATAAAACGGGTTAAGGCTCCTAACGGGGAGCCTTCCGTCCTTTACGAAAGTGCTTTAAAAGTATTAGGAAACAGCGAGCGGGCTCTTCAGGTATGGGCTAAGGCTTACACTCCTGGTTTTTTGTCGTATTACGGTCATTGGAATAATCCGGCTCCAGGGGAGATATTTAATACCGATCCCAATGGCGAACCTCTTTTAGAAGACGTGCTGTCGTATATGAAGCGTCAGACTTATTTTGCTGATCCTTTAACGGCTCAGGACATTAAGGATGTAAGGGATTTCCTTTTGTCTACTCATTATTTTTTCAATGCGTCTTCATTGTCTAATGCTATTCTCTTCGATTTTTATGTAGATGGCAGTTTGATACTGAATGAGCAGAAATTAAGGAGATCCGGTTTGTATGATGAAACAGAGATAAGTCGTATTTTATCCGATCCTTCTGTTTTAAACGAGGTTTTGACTTCCATGAGAAAGTTAATAGATTCTTCTATTAACGAACATGATAGGGAAAAAGATAATTATTTTATGTCTATTGACTATCAGTATGGTCCTATTGTTTACAAGGAGGGAGTGTTTAACCAATTTGGTAAAAAGGTACCATATAATCCTTCTGAGCTTTATTATGCTATGCGTAAAACAGTAGCCGGCATAAAAAACTTTTCTGAATTTTCATCTGCTTTTGAATCGTTGAGAAATTCCTATCCTGAACTGGTTGAGAAATTCGTTTCTGATAAAGAATTTGCCGAATCTATGTTTGATGAGTTCTCATCTACGAATAAGATTCCGGTAATAAACATAGAAGGGGATGATGTGGTAGAAGGCAAGAGAAGATCCTTGTCTAAGTTACAAGATCTGTCTTATTACAATCCTGGCAAAATAGAGTTCCTAAGAGCTCGTATATCAGCTTATTTACATAGGGCTAATGCCGACACCGAATCCGATTTAAGAAGCATGATATGGGATATAGAAGAGGCTTGTACGTGGTTTGGCATAGATATAATAGGGACATCGGAAACTTATGATGGCACAGAAGAATCTTTGAATAAGATAGATAATTTGATGCTGGATCTTGATATTTATGTGGCCAGGCATAATGATGTAAATTATGCTCCAACGCTGGCATCTTCTATAGATGATGTTCTTGGTGATAGCACAGATTATTATTCTGAATTATTGCCGGAGTATATGGATAATTTGAATATCGTTTATTCTGAATCCAATATAGACCCAGTAGAAGCGTTTGAGAAACATTCATTGCTTAAGGTAGGAGATAATCTATATCAAAGGATCAGCAAAGATGATATTAACGAGATGTATCAAATATCAACAGTGTTAGCCAAGCACAACCTAACTCATTTTTCTACTAAAATATATCCTGAATCTTGTTTTAAGAACGGCGTTTTGGATAAAGAGAAAGTACGGAACGTAGATAATAATACGCTCATGGCTTCCATTAAAAAATACGTCAGATCGTTCATGGATTCTCAGAACACGGAGGACATGATAATGACCAGGATGGCGTTTGGACACCCGGCGGTACTTGACGTTCCTTACGTGGATGTGGATCGGGAGTATAGTCGATACATGAACAAAAAACAAGATAGCGAAAACCCATTATCCTTATTCGATTTATACCAATCTTACCTTGACAACAAACTCCATAAAACAAAATTATATGATAATGCCTATAAGTATCTTGACTTCAAACCTGGTCCATCTTTGGGCCTTATTTCTGATGATCCTGATATTTTGAAATCAATAGAATTATCTTTATCTGGAAAAGACAGGTTGATGTTGTTTGATTATAGCATGACCAGTACCGACCCTTCTTTATCAGAATTGTTTTATTTGGAGAAGTATGACCCTTTGTATGCCGGGAATGATTTTGAACACTATTTTTACACCAGGCACCCGTATTTGTTAAAAGAAAAATCGGGCCCTAATATCGTAGAGCAAGATGGTGTTATAACAGCCGAAGGTATTTATGATAATTTTATAAGAGTAGGTAATAAGATATGGTCTAAAGTAAGCGAGAGTAGTTCCGGCTCTATCTACCAAAATCTGACAGGAACCGAATCAGAGGTAAAATACGATTCTACTCAGAAGGCTAAGACGGTAGAAACCGATTACGCTCCATACCAAAACAGATCTGGCTTGACGCAAGACATGACCGTAAGCAAGCCTGAATTGGATGATCTTAACAAATTAGAATGCAGGTAATTTTTGTACATATATATAGTTTTTTCATAGTTATAATTTGGGAAGTGAGGCTTGTGAAAGTCTCACTTTTCTCATATATGTACGTATATCAATAACATACAAGAAAAGTTAGATTTTCATTGTTTATGAATTATTTTTATTAAGTTTGCAATATTAGTTTCAGGAAGGGATTATGGAAATAAGGAAAAAGTAAGAACCGAACGTAACTAATAACAGTAGGAAATGAGAATCAGTACCATCAAACGTAACAACAGCATTCATCTTATGTATAAAAACATTATGAATGATTTAGGTCAATTAAGAACTGTAGTTTCAAAATCCTATATTTATAATCTGATACAAAATCAAACCGGATTAAGTATCAGAACTATATCCCATGTACTTAACCATACCAAAGAACAGGATACAGATTCTTTGTGAAAACCATACATTTTCATACATTTGTGTGTTCTTTAGTTTTTAGATTTAAGTTTTTCATGGTATTAGTTTAGAGATCAGGGCTCGCAGTGATGCGGGCCCTGGTTTGATTTAAAAAGTATTAAAATATTTGCTATTTAAAATCCTGTTCCTATCTTTGCTCCAGAAACAATGAACAACGAGATCCCACCTCTGGTTGTTTGATGTTGAAAGATATTTTTGGCTCATTAGGGTTTGTCATAGTGGGATCTGACATTCTCTTTTGGGCCTATTTTTTTATCATGGATAAAGTTTCTGTTTTTGAAAGTTCGGATTTTGGAGAGCTTAGAATTATTGTAGATCCAAAAGGAGATGTTTGGTTTGTGGCGTCAGATGTGGCTAAATCTCTTGGATATATAAATGCTAAAGATGCGGTAAAAAGACATGTAGATGATGATGATTCTATGCTTTTGCAAGTATCTGATAATCAATGGGGCGTAAAACGATCTATATTGAAAACCAGATATATAGATAGTATAAGAATAATTAATGAATCTGGTTTATATTCTCTTATATTATCTTCAAAATTAGAGTCTGCTAAGAGATTTAAGAAATGGGTAACATCTGAGGTTCTTCCTTCTATTCGTAAAACAGGAGAATATAAAACAAGTTCCGGTGGAAAGGGAATTTTGGTCCCTGACTTTTCTAATCCGGCAGATGCAGCAAGAGCCTGGGCTGATCAATATGAAGCTGCTCAAAAAGCTATAGCCGAAAAGTCGCAGGCAGAGGCAGAAGCCGGCGTTCTGATGGGACGTACATGGGGTACGGTGGTGGTATTTACGACCATTACGGTATGCATGAGAAGATGAAAGAAATGGAAGAACGCGAAAACGAGCTGGAAGAAAGGGAAAGAAGGCTCGAAGAGCGCGAACGTCGTCATGAAATGGAGGACCGGGAATACCGGAGGATGGGTTACGAATCCTACCCGACCGATTACTATGGAGACGACAGATACTACGGTGACGGACCTCAGATGCGTAGAGGTCGCGGACGTGGCAGAGGTCGTTCTTATTGAGGAGCAGACGCAGAGGATCCAGCTTATCAGAAATATGTAGATACTTACGGCTACCATTTTTCTAATGCTCTTGCTGATGAGGCGGTAAAGAAGATGGTCAACGTCGATGGATCCAAGAGGATCTGGAAGCAGCCGGAAATAAAAGATATTTTTGAAAAGTGCGGAGCGAAGAAGCCGGATAAAGCGACATGGGGCGATGTCCAATATGTCTTTGCAATGTACTATTCGGATGGTTTTCCGAAGGTCTTCAAATGTGAGAACGAGTTGGTGAAAGCTACGTTAATGTATTTGGATGATCCGGATGCTCCCGAAGGAGTAGCCTTTATAAGATGGCTTGCCGTGCAAGATTACCTCGGCGAAAAAATAAACTGGAAGGATCTGACCTGAGATCCAGACCCAGGTCCTTCCGGTGGTGCGGGAGCCATAGTAAAAAATATGATTCCCGCATTCCCGTTTTTCCCGTTTGGAAAAAAAGGAATAAAAATATTATACCGGTCGGCGGGCAATAGAATACCCGTGGCCGGTTTGTTTCACATAACTTTTTTTTGGACATGAATATAGCACACGAATCTAAATCGAATAAAACCCCCTTGTATTTAATAGGAGAGTTGATTGGCGTACCGAATACGGTTATGGACTCAGCATTGCATGAACTGAAAGATAGAATAGACAAAGACCCTAAATATAAAGATGTTAAAAATTGGCTCGAATCTTTACCCAAGATCTGAACCTATTTTTTTTTCAATACCGGGCCCGATGCGATTTTAACGTATCGGGTTTTTATTTTAATTCATATTGTTTTATTTTAAATCTAATTAATTCATAAATGTCGTACTTTTGTTGAAAAAGTATTCTATATGGAAAATAAGGAAGATTATGTTGGTTACGAAGATCAAGAACTGTGTAACCGGTATTACAAAGAGGCTGAAGCCATGAGGCAAAAGCAGGACTGGTCTCGGCTTAGGGCTGTCCCTGCTCCGGCTAAGGGAACGCCATCGCCCGGCTGGGGTCAGCTTGGACGTGGAAATGAAGTTCGTGTCAAGTACGTTAGCATCAATTCAGGATTGGGAGGGGATAGGTTATGACTGTAGAAGAATTAGCTAATAAAAGATACGGTGGCGAATTTGTTTTCATGCTCGGTCATTTGGAAGGTGTAACAAGATTCGTTTTTGAATGTTTCGATCCCAGACCTGATCACGAAGGTAAAAATACTTATATGGTTTCCTATTTCGATAAGCGTATCCGTAGAAGAGACGTAGTAGATGTGCCGTGTTATATGAATATTTTAGCAAAATAAATTAAAATATTGTAGATATCGTGGTTAGAATCGCATATTTCGGAACCGATGGCTGCCCTGGTCATCACGTTATTCCAATACGAGGTAGATTCACAGAAGAGGATATTAAGGTAATAGAATCTGTAGATTGTGATGATTTCTATAAGGTGTTTGACGTTATGCGTTTTAAGATAGCTGAGTTTAAAGGATGGACGATATTGGGAATCCCGGCAAGCTTAGACGATCATAGACCTGGAAGCAAAACCGTTATCTTCATAGAGGGTAAAGCTAACGAAGCTAATTTTATGGAAGTCATACAAGAGTATTCTTTTCTTAAAAATAAGGTAAAGAAACTTGCCGAATTGTATCATGATGGAGAATGGCTTGCGACTGGTAAATTGAATCAAGATCCGCCTACTAACAAGGAGCAGTTTCAATTTACGTTAGATAAGGATGATATTATTAACATGATTAGGGGAGTCATTTTAGATCCTTATTCTGATGTGGCGAATGAAATGGAGAAAATCGGATTGGGATCATCATCTGATTCTTCATATGATGGTCCTACATGGTCTTGGTTTATTAACAAAGTAGATATTTGGCAGAATAATGCATGGAATGGTTTTTCTGCCGAGTTCTTATGGGGTTTGTATTGTAGGATAAAGAAAGTATAACAACTAATTTAAAACAAATCATGGAATTAAAAGATTTTAAAGATGTAGTTAGAGTGATGACAAAAGAAGAGTTCGAATCAGCAATCAACGAAGATATTAAATTCGTTGAAAGATTTAAGCATTTTTTTAAACATGATGATGTTGCGAGGATAATAGAACACGTAAAGTCAGTGTTAGAAGCATCAGTGGACTACTGCTATCCGAATCATCCTGAAGTAGAATTTGAAAAAGATTTTAATATACAATACGATGTCAATAAGATCTTGAACAAATACGGCCACACCGAAATGGGTCTGTATAAAATACAGCTCTATGTAGAGAATATTTTGGGTAGTATTCAAAACAAGAAGCCTGTAGACATGGGAGAAGTTTCTGACGGATACCATACTTTCAATGAATTGTATCGGTACCGTATGTTGTACAACGCCGCCTTCTTTAATCTATTAGCCAGAAACGGACAGGTTGAAGTTTGCAAATCAAGAAGGCACAGCGACGGAGAAAAATGCTTCGGTTCTGATGATTGGTTTATTGTGATGGCAATGTTACCCACTGGTCAGGTGTCTAATCACTATGAAAGCAAGTACTGGGATTTGTTTGATGTTCCAGAGAGAGAAACCTCTTTCGAATATGATGGCCATACACCAAATGAAGCCGCCGACAGACTTGAACAGTATCTTAATCAAAAGAAGTCAGGTTTAACATTTGAAGAAGCTTTTAAATTTCTGAAAGATGGTAATATGATCAAAAGACGTGGATGGAAAAATGAACATCTTGATGCTTTTAGAAGAAGTGGTGTTAGCTCAATTCATGTGGAAAAGTCATTGATCATAATTATAAATGAAGAAACACGGAGGCTGACATCGTGGAACCCAAGTATAGAAGATATATCGTCAAATGATTGGGAGATTACGAAATGAGTTTGTTTGTGTGTTCAAAATGTGGCTGTATAGATAATACAGCCACATCATATTACTGGGCTCTTATGAGACCTTGTAAGAATCGTATTTACGATAAGTCGCTAAAGGGATATGAAGGCAAGCCTCTTTGTTCTGAATGTGCCGCTATTGAATATAGTAAGGGAGGCGAAGTGGTGGTAGTTCCTGGAACGTGGCATGGTAAGTTCAAGAAAGAATGGCCTACTGAAGAAGAAAAGAAGCATATTGGCAAAAACGGAATATTAAATTTATAGTCATGTGTAATAAAGAAATCGTGATATGCGCGGCCATCTGGGTACAGGACGACAAGAAACGACCCTATCAGCCCACCAATATACCATCCGGCACCGTGTTCTGTGGATTGAGACACCCCTCTATACTATCTCAACTTGCGGCATACGGTATAGCCCATAAAAACTGTAGTGTTCAAGGATTTTTGACAAGCAAGAATCATTTTTTAACAAGAGAGGAAGCATCTGAACTTGTTAAGAGCAATAATCAGGAAATGGTAGTAGATAGGAGTGCCATTAGAGAACAATTGTATTCAGAAGATCTATATTAACTAAAAAAACAAAATAATATGGGATTTAAAATCAAAAAGTCAATCACTTATGATATGATGGACGACAGTCGGGTAGAGTACGAATTTGATAATACCAATGATTTAAATCATATCATATTTAAAGGTGATTGTAGAGAACCTTTTTCATTTAGCAGAGTACTTGTTGAAGAATTAATTAAGACATTTGAAACCATACGGGATAGATACTCTGATAATTATGAACTTAAGGTCTATCTTTACAATTGTATAATTCAACTGAGCGTAAATCCAAAGGACCCCAGTGAATCCTTTTTTGGCGTATATGATAGAGATGAGATGAAATTGATATATAGTATAAAAAATAGTATCTTGAAAGGAATGTTTGGCATATGATTACTAAACAAGATATACAAGCAGCAGCATCGTATATTTTCCGAAGCAGTTTTGTCTCGGAGGACCGGGCAAGGAAAGCAATGGTAAGAGCCGGCAATAACGCTACCAAGATCCTCGTCAAGACCTTTAGAGGCAAGTTGTTCAATAAAGCTTTTGAAAGAGCCCGTAGAGGAAAGGATATCAGCTCTTTTGAAAGACAGGAAAAAGAAAGTGGTTTCAATTTTCTACATAATCCTAATAATGGTCGTATGCAAAGCGGTCATGTCAAAATAGATGAAATTGGACTATTTAAACAAATAATAGAGTAGGGTACGTAAGTTATCCGACTTTTTCATATATTTGTGGCATGGCAAGAGGTTATTATTGGATACCACAAACAGATGAAACGTTAAATGGCAGAAGCTATTACGTGGCTAAGATAGTAGGAGATATCACGTTTGATACTAAACGAAAAAGAATCGTATTTCAAGCTGATAGGTATTTCCCTGTAGGATCTGTTTTCCATTTTACGCACAATTGCTTTAACTATATCATAACTTGCCGACTTCGTAAGCCGGGGCTTTGGTTTGAAGCCAGGAGAGAGGATTCGGGCCCTATTTGCCCTGAAGATATTGAGCGCTTTGAATCGGGAAGGTTTATTCACCGAGATGGGTACATGCATTACATATAAGCTGAACTTGACGATTTTTCGTCAGATTATAATTTTTTTTCATATCATTTTAAGCCATCAGACTGAGAAGTTAGGTGGCTTTATTTTTTATGATATGCTTGATTTTTAACTACCTTTGTCTCATAACAAAAATGTTTTACTATGACATCAACGTGTATTATTAAAAGAGATAATAAAAAGAAAGTTGTTTCTGTCTCTACCAGATCAGGGGACAGGTCTATGTTGTTTGATAAAATAGCATCTATTCCTCTTATGGAGAACAGGGAACGGGCTACTACTGTTTTTAAAACCGTATTTTCTAATAAGTTCTTAAAGGCTTTTGGCGACTGGAGAAGGAATGTACCTGTTAATAAACAGGCCTACAATAAGGTGAAATCCAACATCGATCTTATTCCGGAAGCCTATAGGGAAAGGGTGCTGGATAAGGCTTCTAAGATGAGTAACCCTGTTCTTGTGTCAAAATCAGATGCACCTTATGAAATCCAAGAATCGGGCTTTGGATTCTACAGCCAAAATCTGGGTGATAATATTATGTTGGTGGATGCTATGGTCCCGTCAAGTATTTCCGTACCGGAAGGACCTGGAATAGACGCCGGGCAGTATCTACAAGATACCATATCTTCAGACTTCACTCCCGTATCTATGGTACAGGATAAGGGTGTTAATTATATGGTTATAAAAGACGGTCTTAAGATATTTAGCCCAGAAGAGTTACCACAGACAGATTCTAATCCTGTGGGTGTAACGTATCAGACCGGAGAGCCTCGTTTGTTTTTCATGAACGATCGTAGTCAATTATTTGAAGATTACGGAGAAGCTCTTCGCTCTGGCGGGAATGATATTAGAATAGGATTCTTATCAGGCACCGTTCAAGAATCTGCCTGGGATGGCGTGGCAGACATTACTTACAAAGCTGGAAGGTATGTTCTTAATAATCCCAAATCTTTTATACCGGTCATGACCGCTTCTGCTTCTACTTCTTTATCAACAAAAGGTGGTATAATTAACTACCTTATAAAGAAAGGTCTTTTGTCCGGATCTAAGATATTCGATCCTGAAACAAGAAGCTATTATCTTACAGGAGAAGGTCATACAGGACAAATTAGACTTTTCAATTCAGCCTTATCCTACACCGAGCTCCGTAATCATTTTGGTTCCGATGTTTCCATGAACGACCAAGGTATGATAACCATAAGCTCGTTGGATAACAGTAAGGTGACTATGAGGCTCGCCACCGGAGGAACGGAAAGGGTTAGCAAAGAGCAGATAAAGAACGATCTTAAGTCAGGAAGATACAATGAATTGGACGCCAAGTACGATCATTTTGATGCGCTTGTAGTTTCATTCATATTAGAGGACAACGATCTTTATGCTGATACTAAAGCTAAGATCGTATCAGATTATAGCAGGCAGGAACGTGATCAACGAAATTCTATTGTCGAGATACTGAAAACGTTGGGCGTTAGTGTCATAGGTATGACCGATTATATAGAGAAGTATCAAACCAAATACGGGCACGAACCTTCTGCTAAGGCATTGGCGGATATTGCTAATAACGTAATAGCAGTTGGTGAAGATGCTACTTTATCTGATTTAGTAGAAGAAACAGCCCACTTCCTTGTAGAGGCATACAGAGATCAGAATGCTGTTGAGGCTGTTCTGCAAGATGTAGAAGGTACGGAAGAGTGGAACCAGTATGCAGGTCAGTATTATAATACATACGGTAAGGTATATGAAGGGGCTGAGCTTGATAATGCTGTTAGGAGAGAAATTCTTGGAAAGATCCTCGCCAGGGAGATACAGACCGGCACAGCACAGGCGCCGGTAGAGCCCACCTCCTTCCTGGGGCGCGTCCGGCAGCTTCTCTCTGGAATTGTAAACTGGCTTAAATCAGCTTTATCTACTCAAAGACAAGATTTGAATAACGTTATTAAAAACATTCGTGATCTTGCCATTACTGACATAGATAAAGGATTTGACACTTCTCTGTTAAAGGATAATGACTTTACATTATACTCCCTTTCTTCTATGAACAAGAACAAGTTTCTTGAGTCTAAGATCCTGGCATTAAGGAAAACATTAAGAGACTTACGTCAGATAAGCTCTGATAGGGCTGTAACTACGTCTATGACCCTTGCGCAGCTTAAGACCATAGAAGATAAGATAAATAAAGTAGAGACCGAAATAGACAAGAATGAGATGGCGGCTGCCATGAACAGCATGATCTCTACAGCCGAAGCTCAGGTCAGATACTTAAGCAATGTGGTGAACACCATCCTTCATGGTGATACCAAAGACGGTAAGCTTCACTTCAATACCAATGATCGAAAGAACGTAGATATTATCAACAATCAGGTTCTTCCGATCATGAACGATCTTCGAGGATATATCCGTAACAGAAGTACCGAATTTGATGAGCGTGAAAAGCAGGATTATACAAATAGGATCAATACCGTCATTGCCGACATCAACGGTATTCAGTCTGATATTAAATCAGTACAAGATCTTGATGAAAGTACGTTGCTTGACAAGTTAATGAACGAACTTCATGTGCCGGCAGATAAGGTAAAGAGAGTAAAAGAATTTTTTGACAAGGTTCAACACGATGTTTCTTGGATAAGTAGGTGGTTCGGTATATTAGAGCATTCTTCCAGTCCGTTCAATAACGCTCTTGGAGCTATGATTGCCAAAGACAATTACAATGCGATGGTGAATGCCCAGCCCGCCATATCCGACTTCCTGGCATATGCTAAAAAGCATGGTTTTAACAAATCTGAATTTGAAAAACTGCTTCAGAAAGTAGACGGCAAAACTTCTAATTACCTTCGTAGTGCTCTTGATATGGCTAAATACGATCGTAATAAGAAGCTGGCGCAGATGCGAGCGTTTGCGACTGCCATGAACATAGAGATATCAGAAGAAGAAATAAATGATGTGGTTGACAATAACCGTAATTACGTATTTAAAAGAGAAGTAGTTGACAAGGATGGAAATACGGTTACTGAAAACGCTAAATTCAAACCATCGTCTGATAGGGTTAATACCGATATTTTTACCATCGAGCAGGAAAAGATCTATACAGAACAGATGGAAAAGTGGGATGCTGAAAATTCGGAACTGGAATTTAGCGAAAGTTATGCCACAAGAATGGAATCCATATACAAAAAGGCTGAAGAAGAATTAGGATATCCGGTTTCTCAAACAACTAAAGAGTATCTTAATGCTCTTTCCCGGCAAAAACGGATATTGAGGCAGCCTTTTATTGATAGCGGTGGTAATTTTGATGAGGTTGCCTACTATAAGAGTAGTAACTACGAAGAAGAAGGACTGCTTCGTAAACAACGTAAGGAAGCAGCTTCGGAATACATATATGTTGGTACCAGACGTGTTGAAAAAACCGGAGACCAGCTTAAGATGGCTAAAGAAATACAAGCCATAAATGAAGTTTGGAGAAAAGAATCAAATAATGTCACTAATACTGTATCAGAATCGTTTTTGCAAAAATTAAGAACGATCCAGAGCGAGTCAGGAGGAGAAGCTGCGTTGAAGACGCTTATGTTGGGAGGTCACCTGTCATTCAACGATCGATTTTGGAATGACGTAGAATCGGAACAGTCGGCGCGCACCGAATCAAATAACAAGGCTTCGTATCTTAAAATGGCGCATGATATCATTAGTTCTACGACAAGTGATAGAGATGCGACTGACGTGGATTCGATTGTGAAAGATATAGAAAAAAATAAGGCCATTATCAAGGAAATAATCGGAAACAACCGAGATGTGGCTGATATCGGAGAAATTAACGAAGCGACATTTACCTCATCTGAAAGAGATGCTTTTAGGGCCGCATCTGAAGCTATTGAAGCTGATTACGCTATCTTAATAGATTATGCTAAGATGGTGGGTCTTGAAGATATTGATAAGTACCTTACTAAAAGCAGTAAGGCCGAAAACGAAGTAAATCAGTCTTATTTAAATGCTCTTGCTGACTCCAAGGAAGTGGAATGGAAGTTCGTACAACGTCATACTACGGCGAAGAAAGCAAAAAGGATTCAGGCTTTAAGGGATAAGCTGTTTAAGGCTGCTGATAACCGATATCTGTTTACCGTATCTGAAACCAACTACCTGTCAGAAAAGCTTGGTATAAGCAAAGAATTAGACGGTAGAGATTTCAGGAATGCTGTTAATGCTAAGATGGCCAGCTTGTTTTTAAATAATACAAGAGAAGAGGGTGTAGAAGAAGCTAATGCTATTGTTAATGAATTTGCCAGGGGCCAGGTCTTTTCCTACTATAAACGCATGGCGCCTACCGGATATGCGGCTATGATCGACAAAATAGGTCGAGGTGAGATAGATGTGGCGCAGATGGTTAAGGACGTGCAAAACGGTACATCCACCCAAGATTATGGCATGAACATATCGTACCTGTCTTTCGATCCTGCAAGGGCATGGGTGGCTGAATCTGAAGCCGAAAATAACGGCCGTAATCCTGATTATGTAAAAGATCATGGGTATGGTCATCGAATGCCTAAGAAAAGCCTGTATCGTGATGAATCTTATTTCAATGACTTTGGTATCAAGTATGATGCTGACGGTAATGAAGTTGCTACTAAAAACGTAGAGCAGTGGAATATGATTCAAAAACTCAAGGAAATAAAAAGACAATCCCTTGATCTATACAAAGAGCAGAGCCCGAACCTGTATGCTATTCCACAGATATCAAAACAAGATATAGAACGTATAGAAGGATTGGGTATTAACTTCAAAAATACGGTTCGTAATTTTGTATCAGATCTGTGCCTGGACAGAGTAGACGATTCTTTATACGGTAAAACCAGGCAAGGAGAAGTGTATGATCCGGAAGACAGACTTAGGTCTATACCTAAATACTACATATATGAATTGGAGAACCAAGATGATGTATCTCACGATTTTGGCTACTCTTATTCGATGCTTATGATGCAGTCATCGTTATACAACGAAAAGCAGAAGTCTATAGAGCTCGCTCAAGGACTGGAGCAGATGTTACTGAATAAACAATTTGAAGGTGGTAAAAAGGCTGAAGCAACCCAAGCATATCAGATGTTCAGGGACTTCTTCAACGATCATTATTATGGCATTAGGATGAACACCAAAAAACTTACGGTGAACATCGGAGGATATACGGTAGACCTTACAAGAATTATGATGGCTGTTGAAAGATTTATGTCGGTCATGAACTTGGCACTGTCCCCGTTTGTGGCAGCTACCGGCGCCTTAACAGGTCATATCAACCTCATCATGGAATCTGCCGTAGGACAGTATATAAGTAAAGATTCCCTTAAATACGCATCGGCTGAATTTTCACGCCTTGCTCCATCTTGTATAGCAGAAACCGGAGACATAGATAGGAAAAGCAAATTATATGTCATAGGTGAGAGAATGGGGATATTCAATATCCGAAATCGTATGTATGGTGCCGGATACAATAGAGTGGCCAGGACCTTAATGCGTTCACCTATGTATGCTTTTATGGAAATCCTGAACTACCCTCTTGATCCGCAGGTTATGATTGCTACTATGGACAATGTTCGTTATTACAAAGGTCGGTTCTACACGTTCCAAGATTTCAAGATGGAAAAAGAACGCAATAAAGAACAGAGTACCATAAAAAGAGAATGGAACGCATTAAAAGATCGTACTTTATGGAGTATGGTAGACGTCGTGGATGGAAAGGTGGTTGTAAAGCCGGGATCGGGTGTTACTGTTGAGGAAGTTGAAACCCAGATGGCTATAACCAGGAATCAAGTCCGTAGCTTGTCGCAGATATGTAACGGATCTTTGAATGAAGAAAACCGAACTGCCGCATCGCGCAACTGGATAGCCAGGTTCATGACCGCCCACCGAGGCTGGCTGGTGCTGGCAGCTCAACGTCTGTGGAAAAGACGTGGCTTCAATTTCCAGACAATGCAAGAAGAGGAAGGGTTGTCAATTACGTTAAAGAATATGATAGCCAAAACATTTAGCCTGGCTTCCGAGTCTGGTATGAAAAACATCATAGATGCCTGGAACGAAAATAAAGACAATATGAATGAGGTAGAAAAAACTAATCTCAAACGCCTCAGTGTCTATGCCGGCACGTTCCTTATCATGCAGGCCGTATCTATGCTTCTTGCCGGATGGCGTGATGATGATGAAAACGAAGAAAGTTGGCTTACTCAATTTGGATCCTATGTCGGATTCAGAACCATAAACGAAATAGCTTCACAGATGCCATTTATTATGGAGCTTAATGTGGTTGATATCATTAACGACCCGTTTGTTATGGGACGGAAGTTGAAGGATCTTACCGATCTTAGGAACTACTCACTTGATAAAGTAACATCCGGTACATACAAAGGAGAGTCTAAGTTATTTAGGCAGCTCGCCAAACAGACGTTTATCAAACAATGGTATAATATCAAGACACCAGAAGACGTAGCACGCGCCTATAATTGGTGGCAGCAGACGAACAACAAGTCAATGATGTTCTTCATCGGTGCCACTCCTGATTCAGAAGGAGACGATGATGTGAGCTACAAGTAGACGAAGAATATTGGGCTTATATTACTACAATATGGCTCTAATATGCTATCTTAGCATTGTCAAAGAGTAGACTATACGTTTTTTTGTTCTTACTTTAAAGGTTATGTAGGTTTAATTTTTTCTGAAATTGTTTTCTTACCAGTTCTCAGTCAGCGATGATAGAGAACTGGTTTCTTTTGTTATGAAAAAAAATGCTATCTTGCAAAAAAATAAAATAATGAGAAGAAGGTTTTTGTCATATGATTTATTTCAGACGATAATTCCCGTTTTCGCCGTTAGTATATCTGCACCTCTTTCCACTTGGAAAAATGCCGTTCATATACTTACCACGAGATCGAGAGAAAGTGGTGGTATAAATGTTGGAAAATATGCGGTTGATATTGCCAGTTCCAATTACGTGTGTACTATGGGAGATACCCAGAGTATAGATTGCCATATGACTCCATCCGGTTCCGGCATCAATTGCTATTTCAATAATGGAAATGTCACAGGGGATATTTATCTTACATTTTATCTGGAGGATGTTCTGTACTATTTCTATATAACAGATAAGACAAACGATTCAGATCTTCGTCCTCAGCTTTCTATGGATGTTGATAAATATTTTATAGATACTATACATATAATAAAGACAATAAGTAATTTTGTTGCACCTGATACTTACTTAAAAGGAATATGAGAAGAAGATTTGAAACATCGTTAAAAGTATATGAATATCAAATAGTTAGCAACTGTATAGGGGGGGGGGTAATCATAGATGATGAAATAGTCGGTACTGTTCCACAAAGTGGTGTATTTACCTTTCTTTCCACAAAACAACGTCTGGGTTCTATAAGTATCCAAGGAGGAGTCCCATCTAATACAAAAGAGACTATCAGCGAACAAACAGAATCTACGAAAGAGCTTGTAGAGAAGGATGACATTAAACTTATTATAGGTAGAACAGAATCTCCTTCTTTAGGTTTTTTGATACGTCTTTATTTGCCTGACCAGTTTACAGTGAGAGAACAAGAAAAGAAATATGTAACATATCGTGAAATATCATATACTGCTCCTGGTAAAAAATACAATGTAAACAATGATAATCCTATTGTAATGAATTACACCAGTGAGCAACATGAGTACCCAGATACGATAATAGGAGATCCTGTAGATAAGATCTACGAAACCGGCTCAGATACATCATGGGGTTGTGGACTTGTTAAAACCAATATCGAACCAGAGCCTTCTCCTGCATCCTTTCAAAATTTGACCCTAACATCAATAGTCAGACCTATTATAACCAGGTTGGGTCAGGGCACTTTCTATGCCACCTATTCCGCTTATATAGAACTTGAATTATATTCTAAAGCGTATGGAAGTATAGGTGAATATGTGGTAACATCGGAGACAGTTACGTTCGACAATTAAAACAATTCTGCATATAGACTCTATACTATCATCTATATGCAGAATTATATATAACTGCCTTAATCATTTGGAATAACTCCCACTACTTCTTCTGTTGCAGCTCTTTGTTTAACAAAATCTTCTGCCTCATCCCAAGAAGTAGCCCATATTTCACCAGCGTATTTTCGCCCGTTGATTTCAAATTCTGTCAAAAATTTCTTTTGTTTTTCTTCTTTTGTTTTCATAACTATAATTTTTAAAAGTGAATAATTAATTGAGATATATAATTACCTTAATTGATTTATAAAAAATGTACCCTATCTGTGAAAACTAAACCAATACCTTCTATAATATATCCTACTACAGGGGCTTTGTCAAATTCCTCCTTCGTAGCCCAAGTAGCATTATCAGGCATCAAATCCTTAAATGCATCCGAAACATCACCCTGACACCAGCAATTGTTTGATGCAACAATGCCTTTTCCTTCGATATTGACATACATTTTTCTTCCACCACATCCAAGGCTGTTCCATCCGTTTGGTACGTTTTCTACCATAGGCTTAAGCACCCAGCTTTCACCGTCTATCCTAATCCATCCAGGATCGTCTTTGTGCTTGTCGTACATATTTTGCCAAAAAGAGCATTCGTAGCACCATCCCTTGTCTTCCATGATAGTTCTTATCTCACACCTTTCAAATCCATCTGCATCCATCGTGTGCGGAGAATGAGGCTGGTGAGGGGTGCCACATTTTGGACATACGAGTTTTAAATTCTTTTCCATGTTATGAAAAATATTAAATTAAATAAAAATCTATTACATTTCTTTATAAGTCTCGGAATGCACCTTCTTAACAAAATACATTCGTAATCCTTACCGGGTTAAACAATAACCCTCTATCGATTATCCTACAAATTGATTCACAGGAATCACCGACTACTTTTCTCATAATGTTTAATGCTCCATTTACGTCTGCATTTATGAGTTTTCCTACTGAAGATTGAAACAATCCTCGTTTCTTCCTTCTTCCTAAATAGCTATCATGTTTTCCTATCTTCTCAAATGCCAATGAATCACATTTTGAAGTATATGATTCTTCGTGAATAACTATTTCAATACCAGATAATTCACATTTATATTCTAAATAACTTACTAATCTCGCAAAAGGGATTTGGGTAAACTTTTGGTTGTTTCTTTTTCCCATGTTTACTCCAGTTTTCCATCCCTTGTTATAGCCTACAACTAATTTTGTTATCTTAGAATCGATAAGTAAATTAACTATCTTTCTACTGATTTTATGAAAGACATCTTCTATGTACTGTTCTTTATCATAATATAATTTCTTTATTCGTTTTGTTGTTCCTTTTATCTTTTGTAAATCCTTTATGCTATTTAATTTAGCAAGTGTTTTATTAAATCTCTGATTATATGATTTAACAAAATTACCGCTAAAAAGATAGGTAAAATCTTCACTAACTAATGTTACAAGATTGTCTATTCCTAAATCAATAGAAGCAACTTTTTCTTCCCTACCTTTAGATACTTCAGTATCTTTTACCTCATAAATGATTTCTATCTTATATCCACACGCTAATGGTTCTATTCTAATCTGTTTAAAATCTTTAATCAAATCAGAATACTTTTCATATTGAGGAATATCTATCGAAAGTTCCTTTGAAAGAACAATTTTCCCATCTTTAATCTTACAATTCTGATTCGTGTAATACATGTTAAACTCAGATCCTCTTTTCCTATAACTTGGAAGACCCGGTTTCCCTTTATACTTATTTGGATGTTTTTTGTAATCTTGGACCGATTTGTAATAGCTTTTTATATTCTTATCAAGAATACGAAGAACTTGTTGAGAACATTGAGCCTTTAGTAATCTGTAATTAATGTTTCCATCTAAGTTCTTGGTATTCTTCATGATAGAATCAAGTTTAAAATAGGATAACCACTTATCTTCTTTAGAAAGTGTTTCTCTGAAAATATATAATGCCTGATTGTACAAGTTATTGCTAATCTTGCACAGAGATGATATATTTTCATTGTTTCCTATGTTGAACTTGTATGCTAATCTCATGATTTTTAATACTATAAATATTGTCTATGAATCATATATCTAAGATACGAATTACATTTGTATTACAGAATAGAATCTATTATTTTCAACATAAAAATTTGTAACCTGGTTTTACAGCCTCTGCTTCTTCTCTCGTATCAAACATTAAGGTAGTGACAGCTCCTATGCCTTCACAAACGTAAGATACTTTCACCCACCACCTAAAAATCCCAGAGCCGTAATCATCATAGTACGGCTCAGAAAGAACCTCTTCTACGTACCCATCTAAGTAATTCATGATCGTTCCTCCTTGTTTTTAGGTTCTGCCTCTTCGAGTATGCTGATCACCTTGTCAACAATATCCGAATCAGACATTTTCTCAATAAAAACATCCATTGCCTTAGTTATGTCATTGGCTTCTTTTTCTTCAAGAGCTATTTCTCCACCGGTAATAGCATCAGATAATGATGTAGATAAGTGTCTTATCTTATCAATGCTCATAAACGTAAATGGATTACCACCCCATCCACCACCCATTTCTTTCATGATCTGATATCCACCTGAAATAAGTCTGCCTGATGTCGTGGCCAAGGAGGATACGATTAGGGACAGTACCGCCGCTTCCGTCCGCTCCTCGGACACACCCCTCGACCACACGGCTGCCCTTATAGCGCCGGCCAGATCGTCTATGTATGGCATGAGGCAATCTTCCATCGCTTGTGTTATATCAGCTATAACCTCACTACGCTCTTTATTTATGTAGTAGATAGAAGCATTGTACCTCTTTATCTCTTTGTCCATATCATTTAAAAGACGCTTGATATTGTGCTTATACATAGGACTGCCCTTAACCACTTCCTTTAGCTTAAGAATGTAATTATAAGCCTGGTCGTTTACAAATAATGTCATGGTCTCAACCGTTGAATGAAGCGTGTTGAGGCTGTTAAGAATCTTATCGAAATTGTTTATCAAATAAGCTCTTCTGGCTTTTGCTGCGTAGTTAATGTTATTAAAATTATTCATTTTATTCATTAGATTCAACCTTATATCACAAAATATTTATTCTAACCGGATTAAACACAAATCCACTATCGATTATCTTTCCAATGAAAGAATCACCGACTACTTTTCTTGCTATTCCTATAGCTCCATTAATATCAGCATTAATTAGCTTTCCAACGGAACTTTGGAATAATCCACGTTTCTTTCTTTTCCCTAAATAGGATTCTTGTTTCTTTAGAGGTTCAAAAGCAAGATGGTCAATCTTTGATGTGTAAGATTCCTCATGAGTAATTACCTCTATCCCTAAAAGATTTGCTTTGTAAACAATCTTATCAATCAATTTAGAATGAGGAATAGAAACAAAATGTTGGTTATTCCTTTTACCGATATTTATCTCGTTTTTCCATTCTTTGTTTAATCCAATGATGATTGTTCCTATATTGTTAGATTTACAAAAGTCTACAATGTATCTACTGATTTTATGCAATTTGTCTTCTATCCAACAATTTCTAAACAAAGTAATTTTTCTTATTCTATTTGAAGTTCCCTTATTACCAACAAAAGACATCAACTTAGCTTTCTTCTTATTGTACCACTGATTTACTGATTTCATAACCCGTCCGTTTATAATGAAAGAATTAGTTTCTACATTACTAATACATGAACATAAATTATTCAATCCTAAATCAATCGAAAGAAAATTGTCTTTGTTTAAACCAAGATCAGTTTCCTTTCTTTCATAAACTACCTCTACTACATAACATGTAGCTTGAGGGATTATTCTAACTTGTTTTAGTTCGTCTTTCTTTACATTTGTTTTGATAGGTTTGATTATATCTTTAACAAAATAAATACAATTATCACCCTTTACCCTACAATTGCAGTTGGTGAAAACAACCATGTTTTGTTTCTTACCTTGTTTGTATGATGGAAGGTGAGGTCTATGATTTCCGTATTTAGAAGGATTCTTTTCAAAATCCTTCTTGAGTTTTATCCAGGATTTTATGTTTTTAAATACCTGTTTAATCACCTGTTGGGATACATGATTAGGTAAATTCCTGAAATCGAATTGGTTTTCTTTGCAAAGTTTGTCTGATAAATCAAATTCCTTTAAATAGTTACCAGAAAAGACTCCTTGACGAATGTTGTAAAGAACATAATTATATAACAAGCCGGATTTGAAGCAAATATCCTCAAACCGGTTGTCTTTAACTATATGCCTTTCAACTAATCTCATTTGAATGATTTATATCGTAAATGTAATCGTTATTTGTAAAATAATCAAATTATTCAATCATCGCATTTAAATTTTAGATTTTCAAGTTCGTGTATTTGCAACTTAAGATGCTTAATTAAATCCGTTCTCTGTTCCTCTACATATTTCAAAGCTTCTTCTTTATTTTTAAAAGCTTGATACCCTATCGTATAAGGAGTGAACCGGTTAGGGGTGTCGGCTAATAAAGTACCATCATAATCTTCTATTTTAGCTTTTACTTTTCTTATCTTACCATCTTGCAAACATGTGTCTGTAATCCACACAAATGTATCATACATTTCTTCATATAATTCATACCATTCCGGCTTAGGAAATCTTAATGTGAATCTAATTTCGGTATCTTTCTCTAAGACATTAATATCATACGCCTCCGGCCACAGTTCTTTTATGCTGTCTTCATCTTCAGCATACGCCACCAATACAAATGAATTACTGGATTCTGCACTACACCAATATGGATATTTTATAGGCCATTTGACCGGACGGTAATCGTTATCGCAGTCGTCTTTTCTAATATAAAATCTTGCTCTGATCATGTTATTCTACTTTTTTGATTTCACTTAAATCGCCTTCATACACCAAATAAGATCCTCTTCCAGGTCTTCCTTCTTTATTAACTTCCTGGATTGTAAATATAACTGTTCCAGTATTCATGATTTGAACGCTCTTGAAGAAACCAACAAGAGGTGCTTTCGAACGTTTGTAAAGAACGTTCACTTTATCCCCCTTCTTGAATCCATAAACAGAATCGAAATATTCCTTTTTAATTCTTTCAATATTACTTCTGTGTTTGTTCATTGCATCAAGCTCTGTGTCTAACAGTTGAATCATTTGTTCTTTTGTCATTTCTTTTCCTCCTTATTTAATGGTATTAACCCTTTCCCGTGCTTATCATACCATAGCATAGCTATACAGTTCCACGCACATTGTGCAAGATGAAAACACCCTGTATCTGAATCTATTCTTTCTCCTTTCATGTATTCCATTAGGTGTCTGGCAGCCGCAGCACGATACCGTTCAAAGCCGTTATCAAGATTCTGCCAATTGTTAGGTCCGTACTTCTTTGCGCCAGCATGATAGACTCTTACAATGTCTTCAATCTCTTCCATAGGAAGTAAATCCCATCGTAGTTTGTCGTCTATGATGTCATTTTTCACCGATTTGTTTTCTATGGGGTCTTTGGTAAGAATAATACCCATAATATCCGTTTCTATAACGAACGTCTCCCCATTGCAACAAACCTCAGCATATTTATCATTTACTTCTATGTCTGATACTGCCTCCGCTATAGCTCCTTTGGCGACTTTAAATTCGGCACTGATTATATCATCTTTCAATATGCGAAAAATAGATCCTTTTGGATAAAGGATATTTTTAGTATTATCATCCATCTTTTCCATTGTTTTATCGTTGTTTTACCTCATTTCGATAGTAATATAATCCATCTTCGTCTTATACCCTATCATTTCTGTTTTTCTCAAAATACTGTCTTACGGCTTCAATCGCCTTATCGTCATCAAAAGCCTCTACAAACCCCTCATAGAATCTATTTCGCTCCATAGAGAACGTATTGCTTCCATCCGGAATGGTTCTGAACACAACTACCTTCTCTCCATCCACGTTCGTTCCTATGATGTTGTTATGGAGAATAATAGAATACCGCCCAGAGTTTTTGTTCTGGACGACACTATGTTCGAGATTGTAGAGTCTAAGTAGTTCTCTTATTTCTTTTACTCCCATATTATTTTACGTTTTTAGAAGTTACAGCCTCTTCTCCCCATTTCTTTACATATATAGACCTCATCATGTTCATTAAATTAGAGAAAGAAGAGATGGTTCCCATCTCTATGCAGAATGCAAGATTAGACTGTAGGGTTTCAAGTTCTTTCAACTGCTCCTGTGTAGCCCTATTTCTTATCATGCTTTCATGCTCATTAAATACAATCCAATTTAAACCTTTAGCCATCTTGGAGTAATCGGCATCCGGAAATCTTGATATAGCTCTTGATAAGACATTGTATTTATCACCTGCCTCTATTCGGTTTAAGATAAGCTTATCTGTTAACCACGTAACAACCTCAGCATACAACATAGGGTTTAGTTCCATAGCTACAAGCACCCATATATATGGATTACACATAGTTCTCCTATTCTCTCCTCTACCCATTGTCTTATAAGCTCCCATTTTTTTCATCACTTTTATAAGTGACTCTTTTTCAACAGATTGTATAAAACCAGGAAATCCTGATTCTATCTTATATCCTTGTTTTTCAAGGATATAGTAAACACGTTCCGCACTCTCCTTATTAGATAGGATATTTTCTATTCTCTTTTCATTCCACCCCATCTCAACCCTCTTCTTCGTATAGGCTTCCTGAAGGTCTGTTAAGGACATAAACGAAGTTTTAGTGTCCTGCTTAATTATTACGCCAAATAATTCTCGGTCTTTTGATACCATTGTAACATTTGTTTTCATAAAATATAACACATAAAAAAAATAATACGATACAAAAATATGTATCGTATTATATCTATACAAATATATTGTGTTAAATTTTATGGTTGTATTTTTATATTATGCGCCTATGGCTGCCTCTAAATTTCCTATAATATCAGTTTCTATCTCATCGATTTTATCATCAATGGTTGAAACCGCATTCTCTAAATCCCCTACAATACTTTCCATATCATCAACAACCGCCTCCATATTAGCTACAGCCTCATCTGATTGATAATATCTTTCTGTATCTTGTAACGGCTCCGGCATATTGTCTCTTGCTTCTGTCTCCTCGTCTAAAATCATATCAACATCATCCTTGGCTGAATCCAGATTATGCCTGACCTCTGACAGCTTTGATTTGATAAACTCAAGATCTGTTTTATGCTTTTCCAAATTGGAAATAATATCCTCTATTTTCTTACGTCTTTTGTTGTTCATGCTTTTATCCTATTATAATATTCGATAATCTTTTCTTTCCTATCTCCCTGTTTTACTGCCATATTCTCAGCCAAGAACCTAAAATACGACACCGGTATGTCTTTGAATCTAATTCCTTCATATTTTCCAAACCACATTATTATACTGTCAAGATCATCTTCTCTCCTACCATCTCCATTCACAGATTTAAGCGAGGCTGCCCGGCGAAGGATCTCGTCTTTGGTAATAATATCACCCATCCTTATATTGGATAGAAGCTGATTGCCGGCAAACATACACCAGCCCTTAGAAGGAAATTGTTCGATCGTTAAATCTTCTATCCGGCCGAAACGCCTCATGTTGTCGCAGCAGTCAATAATTAGCGCCTCTTTCTTGTCAGGATGAATACGAACGCACCTGCCGAGCACCTGGTAATATGTTGAATATGAAAATGTTGGTCGCCCAAACATCACACAATCAAGTTCAGGAAAATCAAATCCGGTAGCAAGCGTTGAATAATTAAACACGACCTTCAACTTACCTTCTTTGAAGTCGGATATGATTTGCTCTCTTTTCTTTTTGGTTGTTAATGATGTTACGACACCGGTTATGGCTCCCATCCTGGCATTCATAAACTCTGATATTCTATTACATGATTCGATAGAATCCATACAAACCAAAATGGCTTTACGTTCGTTCATAAGTTGAAGAAGGCGCTTGTAGATAGAGTTGTTTAAGCCGTTTCGTACAATGCTTTCTTTAATAGATTCGTTGGTGTATTCGGCTCCGGTGCTGTTTAACATCAGAGCCGATTCATCAAACGACCATCGTTCGTACTTAAGAGGGCACCAAAATCCCTGAGAAGTTAGCTCTTGTATTTGAGTTACATGAACTATCTTCTTAAAGAAATTATGCTCGTCTTTCGTCAGCATATTAAGTTTGCTGTAGTTTCCTTCCAGCATGGAGCTGTAGGTCCGGAGGCGGCAGGGCGTGGCGGTGAAGCCCAGCACCTTCGCCTCTGGAAACTCGTTCATAAACTCCATAAATTCAGAACCTTCTTCAGGAGAATATCCTGAATGACATTCGTCTATCAATAAGGTATCTATCCCTATATCCTTCAACCTCACTACATCTTTCTTTATGCTCTTTAATGTTGCATAAGTCATAGCCGACAGTTCCTTTATACCACATGAAGCAGAATATATGGTAGGTTTAGAACCGAATGATACAGCCTTTGCATAATTCTGTTCCAGAATCTCTTTTGAGGGCTGTAATACTAACGTCGGTCTATTTATTTCATGTGCTATCTTGGATATCAGAAGGCTCTTTCCACATCCGCATGGAGCTACGATTATGCCAGGCTTCTTAGATCTTCCTGTAAGAAACTTAAGCCCGGCATCTACGGCCTCTTTTTGGTAAGGTCTAAGTTCAAAGCCCATCGCAATCTATTTTGCTGTTTTTTGAAAGTTCTATTATCGCCTCCTTTAACATCTCTCTTGCTTTATTCTCATTATCTTCAAACAGGCATACACTGCATGTAACACCTTTGGAGGGGTAGTCTCTGTGGGCTTCTGCTCTTTCTACAACGTACTCGCAACAATAATCGTGACTCATGTCTTTTGATATACTTATAAAATGATCTTCTCCATCCATCAACACGCAATATTCAGCATCGTTTTCACATGCAACAACACCTTTGTTTTTTAAAATGGATAGCACTTTATTTCCAAAAAGTCCAATATAGACCCATATATCTTTCCCTGCATTTTTGTAAAAAATACCCATCCCTTCTTTGATTGTGACTTTCTTTTCCATAACCCCTTATTCTATATCAGTAATTAAAATATATTTTTTAACAATATCTTCAAGACTCTCAGAAGAACGTATATATAGTTTTTCTTCGTACTCATATAGAGCGTACCCTTCTTTTATGATTAATATCTTAATCACATGCTTGCCTCTTTCAAATGGATCCTTAAAGTAGTTCTTATATTCGTATCTTTGACCTACTTTGATTTTGTCAGTTTTCTTCTTCATCTTATAACGATCTACTGCTTCACCTGTTTTTATGAAAATTGTCGTAAGCAAGTATAATAAAACTAAATACAAAAGGATCGCTACTCCACATATTAGATCTTCTTTCATTGCACTCCCTTTAAGTAGTTAAACCAAATAGCCTCAAGTTTCTCCTGGAACTCAAACGCCTTTTTAAAATTTCCGCACCGTACCGCCACGTTCCTCATCTCTTCAAGATATATGACTTCCGGATCTTGCCGGTATTTTGTTCTTAACTTTTGAACGTCCTCGTATTTCATCGTTTTATCTTTTTAGACGGATCCCAATCCGAAGAGAAAGGGCATTCGTTTTTGTTATGTAATCCAAAGTCACAATAATAACACAGTGCTGACGGGCAGGGTAGCTTGTTTTGCGGAATAGGCTGGCTTAGGATGGCACGCCGCTTGCTATACCTGGCTCCTTCTGCCCCCTGGATGTGTGCCTGAAATGTTTTTACACTATTATCTTCAAAATCATACATTTTAGATAAAGTGTCATTTAGCATCTCTATAGATTTTGTTTTACGTTCTTCATCTACCTTAACCTTTTGGTACTGCCTGGTTCTGGTAAAGAAATAGATGTTCATATCTGGTAGAACCCCACCATATTTTCTATAGATGTAAAACGAATATATAGGGTGCTGTAAATTTGTTTCCAGCTTCTTAGAATCAAAAACCTTATTCCCTGATTTCCAATCTATGACATAATGGTGAACTACGTTCTTGCTTTTTATAGCCAGATGAAGGTCTACCGATCCTACTATGTACACATGTGTATGAACGTCACCATTTATATCAACAGGCTTAGGAAGACGATACGGCAGCACAAAATCTTCTTCGACTCCAACTATAGCGCCGTGTCTGATAAGTTTCTCGCAGGGATTAAGATCACTATCAGCTATCATAAACCTATTGCCGTCTTTTTTGAACAGATCCACAATCCAAGCAAGAAGTTCCCCAGATTGCTTCATGGCCATCATCATATTTTCCGGTGATTGCCAAGGTATGTCTTCTTGGTAAGCATAGTAACTTATCGCTTCTCCAAGGTCTTTACCAGAAGGCTGTCTTCCGTTCTTAAAGAAGTATTCCAGTGTCTTATGAATAACCGTACCATAAGACGTAGCTTCTTGTTTTTCCGTAGATCTTTTACCTTCCACATAAGTCTTATACCATTTCATTGGACAAGTAAGAAACGTGTCTATCTGGGAATAAGAAATGGCAAGACGTTTCACGCCATTAAACTCCTTATATAGCAAATGTGTTTCCGGGACCATCATAAGCTATCGTCTTTAAATCCTTCCGGGTAATATACGACATACTTCTTACCGTCTTCTGGTGTCATGGCGAACTGCATGTAATTGTTACGATTACGATGTTTGCCATCCAATCCACGTTTCCAATACAGTATCCCGTCTATATCCACATAAGATCGGCCTCGGTCGGCTCTAACTACGTCCGTGTGCAGCAGATACCCGTCGGAAGACACGATCCACACTTTATCACCTTTGTTTAAATAAGATATTCTTTTTCTTACAACAACCTTTTTTTTATTATCTAATGCAAATTCCTCATCAGTCATATTCTTCATCCTCCTCTTCTTCTGTTTCAAAATCAATTCCATAACACTGATCATAATGTCCGGTCAGTTCTTCTGGTTCTAAATCTTGTCCAAAATCCATATTAAAAATATATTAATCAATAAAGCACTAAAAATCACTATTCCTGCTGGCATGAAATCTATAAATGCTGCTTTTGCTTCTTCAATTAGGCCCAAGTGTAACCTTGGGCCATTGTATTTATTTTTTGTCATCTCCTTTTAACTTCTTTAAAGTATCTGCAATCGGAAGCTGATCTATGACTCCCAATGCCGGAGCGATGGTCTTGACAACATTGTTAAGGAAATTACCGGTACTGTTCTGACCGCCGTCAAATACCGTGATATTTCCGAGGTTAATGTGCTCAAATGCCTTAACCTGTTCTCCAGCAATTTCTTTCCACTGATTAACCATCTTGTACTGGATGGCGATCTGAGGATTGGATTCTGCTGCTTCCACCATAGCCTTAAATCCGTCGGCTTCTGCCATTAACGACTTTTTCTTACCTTCGGCTTCTGCCTCCAGCTTCATCTGAATAGCTTTTGCCTCCGCCTCAGCTTTTGCCAAATGTGCTGCTGCCTCAGCCTCAGCCCGGCGTTTGATCTTCTCGGCCTCGGCATCAGCTTGCAAGATAGCCTCTTCCTTCTGGGTTTCAGCCGGCACAATCTTTTCAGCCTTAAGCGCAGCCTGAACTTTCTTAGCCTTAGCTTCTTCCACTTCTTTGTCGGCAAGCTCTTTTGCTGTTTTTACAGCCGCTTCCGATTTAACTTTTTCTTCTCCGGCCTTCTTCTCTGATTGAGCTTTGATGATCTGTAGTTCTGATACTGACACAGCAACCTCCTTCTGGGCATTGTTGTATCCTATAGACGCATTTTTCTCAGCCTCAGCCTTCTTAATCTGAGCTTCAGAGTCTTGTATTGCTATAGCTGCTTCCTTGTCAGCTTCAGCCTTATTCTTTCCGACTTCTTCCATCCTTTCAGCCTCGGCTTTATTTACTTCAAGTTCTGCCTTAGATCTTACGATCGCTGATTCCTTATCAGCCAAAGTCTTTGCAATAACCGCAGCCCTGTCTCTATCTGCTTGAGCTACACCGATCTGTTTCTCTTTATCGGTTAAAGCTAAAGCTATTTCTTTTTCTTTCTTCGTTTCAGCTACTATCGTTTCCTTTTCTTTTTCAGTACAAGCAATTTGAATCTCTTGTTCTTTTTTGGTATTAGCCACAGCCGTTTCTTTCTCCTTCTGCTGTACAGCAATCTTAATAGCACCCAGCTTCTCCTGCTCTTCGATATTAGCCTGCGCTTCGTTCAGAGCCCTACTTTCAGCCTCCTTACCAAGGTTCATAATATAACCTGCTTCGTCTCTGATGTCACTGATGTTGATGTTCAGGAGGTAAAGACCTAACTTGTTAAGCTCGTTATCAATGTTCTTTCTCGCCTTATCCAAAAACTCATCCCTGTCAGAATTAAGTTTTTCGATTGTCATTTCAGCAATAATCAAACGCATCTGACCGTAAACGATGTCCGTAATAAGATTTTCAGTAGATTCGGTATCCATCCCCAAAAGTCTTTCTGCCGCATTTTGCATGATTTCGGGATTTGTACTGATAGCTACTGTAATGGTCGTAGGTACATCTACTCTAATATTCTGAGATGACAAAGCACCGGTAAGCTTGCAATCTATTTGCATAGGCTCCATTGACAAAACATCATAGCTTTGAATAATAGGCAAGACAAATGCCGCTCCACCATGATATAATTTCGCCGACTTCTTTTCCCCACCTGTCTTACCATAAACGACCAAGACCTGATTAGGCTTACATCTACGATACCTTGATAAGACTCCGATGATTGTCAAAATAATCACTACAGCTAAAATAGCTGACACGTACATGATTGTTGTCATAACTTTTAAAATTTAATTGTTGATAAAAAAAATTAGATACTTAATTCTCCTTCTTCGTATTTTATATTCACCTTGTCGCCGTTTTTGTAGGTTTTTCCAGACAAGCATCTTACTCTCATTTGCTCTTGTCTTCCATTTTTCGAAATATTTACCATATAATGATTCTTCCCTGATCTAAACACTATCTCCACCTCTCTGCCATTTAAATCTTCCGGACATTCGTACACCATTTCTTGCTTTAACTTAAGAAGTAACTTATATACGTAAAACAAAACGATAAAGAAAAACGACCCTATCACAACCCCTACTAAATGGGAACCCGAAAAGTAGGTAGTCCAGCTATATCCAAGAATAAAATGTGTTATGCCCTTGAATGATATGATGTCCGACAAAGACATACTTAAATCAGAAGCACTGTCAATGTCAATATCCGTATCCAGATCAGATCCTAATATCGACAACAAAAACTGTATAACAAAAGCAAATGACGCTATTAAAGCCATGCATAAAATTATATCACTTCCCATACCCTTCTGTTATTATTTTGTAAACAAGATCAGTCATATCTTTGATGGTCTCCATATCATAATCAATAATAACAATATTGAATTTTTGTTCCACCATCACATCAAGCTCAATTCGATCAACAGAATCTAATCCAAGTTCTTTAAACGTCACATCTTCTTCATGAACTATATCTATTTCCGAATTAAGAAACTGAGTAATAATTATATCCTCTATTATCTTTCTGATTCTTACTTTTTCCATTGCTTTCTAATTTTGTTAAATAAGTATGTTTTTATGTTTTTCAATCGCTCTTTGTCTGTTTCAGAACTTCCGGTAAACAAATAATCCGGATTGCCTTTAGCTGGCGGCGTAGGCAATTTAGATACGGCAAACAACCAATCCATTTCCTTATTCTTCTTAGACTCCAAATAAGGCTCGGTAGCGATCTTAAATTTTTCAGCTATTAAGTCAAAGAGCTTTGAGTTTTTAAGGTTCATATGGACTGAAAAAGCCTGAGAAGGCGGTTTCCATATGAAGTTACATAAGCTCATTGTGTAATCTCCTGACTCTGCTATATAAGATTCCGTTACCTGAAGTATGACCTCTTTCTTAAATGAGGTATTACCCATAAACCAACACAATCTGGATTCCGCTTCTTTTCTGCTGACACCTATGTCTTTTGAATACGATTCGTACATCCCTATCATAATCTTCAACGTTTCCAGAACCTCGTCTGTCATTTCCGGTGTCTCTATATAATTCACAAAAGACGTTCCTTTGTTGGTTAGTCTCATCACGCCTGATTTTAATTTCTCAACCAAGCCAAGCTCTATATATCTCCCAGCATCTTCTTCTGGCATGGCTTCGATCATAACCGTATCCTTCTGTCTTATGGCAAGAAGATTGGCAAGATCATTAGGCGTCATGTCTGATGCTGCAAGTTGTCTGAAATTGATGTACATGCCTAATCATCTTTAATAAAAATAACATCCCTATTATCCTCCCTCTCCTCGTGATTACACGGACCTGCAATCACATCCACTGCCCCGCATGTAAAGTAATTAAATATACATCCTTCACATCCTAAATTCGGTGCCGTAGCTTCCACGCATTTTAATCTTACAAGTCCGGCATCAAACACTTCTCCTACTTTAAATTCCTTCTTTTCCATATTCCCTCCTTGTTTTTAACTGTTGTACCCTTCTTTAATAATCGAATTTCTACCGGTAGATACCGACTGTCGAAGATCGTCATGTACAGAATCTACCGTAGAATACTTGTTTCTGGTTGTAAAAATCACTTCCAGCATCTCCTTATAATCACCTAAAGCTACTTCATATCTCGGATCTACTTTGGCTTTTCTTTCGGCCTCGGCATTACTTTTAGCCAGTTCTCGGTCAAGAAGATCTTCTTTGATTCGGTCAGCAATCATATCAAGTTCTTTTTTAATAACTTCTCCTGCTGCCCGAAGTTGACCTTCTACGTCACCAAGCTGGTCTTGGACGGTTCCTATTTCTTTCTTTAGACGATCGTATTCGTTAATCATACCCATATCACCTGCATAGCCAGAAAAGTCCTTGATTATTCTGGTTCCTTCTTTAAGGAGCTCAATAACTCGTCTTTTACGTTCTCTGCTTATTAAAGACGGAAGACGATAATTCATATCCGCCACCGCCTTATCATGTATGGAGTTGATTAAAAACATCTCTCTTTCATCCCCTGCAAACTCAGTAAGAACTAAAAGGAACTTACTTATCAGGTATTCGTTTTCTTCTACTGTTAGTCTCATGGTTCTTATTTTTTTTAATACAATGACTGTTCTTCTTTTGTCTCTTGTTCCTGATTGTCCGTAACGTCTTCCACAGTATAGAGCTTGGGCGGCGTCGGCGGCTGGTTAGGGTTCACGAACTTCGTCCCGCCCTCCCCGTACATCCATCCATGCCCCGGCAGGATCTCTGGGTGGATTGTATTAGTAAGCTCTTCCATACTAACTTGCCTTACCTTCAGTATATGATGAAACACCAGTCCGGCTGTCCTGAATGATGTTTTGTTTTCAGTTTTAAACCTATCAAGAGTCTGATACCAATCTTTCCCAAATATCATATACTTATCCAGCCCGTACCTACGAGGATTGTGCAAGCCTATCATTAACGTACATAACTGACCCAGCGTATCAGACTGGTAAAAATCAGAAAGACGCGGAGGCTGCTCTTGTGGGCTTTTTATCCTTCCTTCTATTTCTCTGTTGAATTGGGATATGATGAGGAAAAATATGTTTTTATATACTAATTTAGCTTCGTTCATAACCGCCACCAAATCATCTATAGCCGACTTAGGATCTAATCCCATTCTTTTTATCAAAGCAATATGATCGACTTTAAATATTATAAGACGTTTGTCTTTATGTTTGGTAGCTATATGATACACAGCCGCCTCAAACTCTTTTACCGTACACGGAGCATCGATGTATATTATATTATTCCTGATTTCACCTTGAAGGATTTCAAACATCCTCATCTCTTCTACTGTATTAGAATCTTGCCTTCTTAATATTTCAGGAGCCCGCTTTTTCATATCCTGGCTCATTCTGCGAAGAAGAAGATCTTGAGGATTCATTTCGAACTCGCAATTGACAAGAAAATAATCTTCTGCTTGCGGGTTGATCATCGGATTCATCACATTTTCCAATATCTTTTGGGCCACATACGATTTACCTACAGATGGCCGGGCTCCTATGGCAATAGCGTGCTGAGGGAAAATACCTCCAAGCAAAGCCTCATCAATATAATCGTATCCGGTTTTAGCGGGGATAAGCTCTCCCCGCCTGTATTTCAAGATATTCTCATACGCCTCTTCCATAACTTGTTTAGAGGTCTTGAATATCCTTCTTATATCTATCCTATTTGCTATCTCCTCTTGCATTTTTGTCACCTTTCGTATCCGACTTGGATCCCCTATTAGCTTTTACTGATTTATACCTAAGACCGTTCTTGGTATGAGAACAATCCTTGCCTTTCCTCCAGCCCTTGCCCTTCTTCTTGTCCGTTTCGTAGTTTTTACGACCAAGCTCCCGGCGTTTGGCTTTCTGTTCCGGTCTGGCATTTATCTCCTTGTCCTTTTTAGCCTTTTTCTTCCTGGCTTCTGGATGAGTCCTGTAGTACTCTGTTGATCTGCCCATGTGCTTATATTTTTTTTTGATTAATAATAGCACAAAGATAGGCAATTCGCGCCCTATTTCAACCTGCCGTAGCTCATATCAGGATCACACCAGACATACCCATCTTTCTCATCATGGAGATACTCAGGACATCCTCTACATGCGCTACTTCCTGACACTATTTGATTGTTCTTATTAGGGCACTTATCTCCAGGCTTATGCCATTCTATTCTCGAACCTGATCGTTCTTTGTTTACATGACAGAACTGAAAGACTTTTCCCATCGTCTTCTCGCCAAACATACCTATATGTGTGTACTCTTCCGGTATAGATAGAAATTCAGATAAATCTTTATACATCCTTTCCCGTTCCTCCGGCGTAGACCATAATCTGTCAAGTTCGGCATGGACTCTTATCTTAAGAGACCTCAGTGATGGCCCCGCAAGCCGGCCTTTAGCTTTTCCCTTATTCGGCCCTGATTCATGAACACCGACATAAGCGTTGCATGGTTTGCACATCATAACCATCCCTAAGCCTTTTCTGCTATATATTTTATCGGCATTTACCAGCTCAGTTTCTCTTCCGCAATAAGGATAAATTTCGCCTCTTAAAACCCGTTGTTGGCGCTCATTAAGTTCCATACCCTATTCTTTTGTTTTTCTTTAAACTTTTCATACAAACTGCTTTCAGTTTCCATTTCTGAGATCTCTACCTCTACGTCCTCTCTTTTGAAAATTACTTTCTTGGCTGTCGGATACGCACATTTAGAGATACGAATAGCATTACGAATAGCGTAAACAAAATACGTTTCTGGTGACGATTCGATCACCACTATCTCATTTAAAGTGTTTTTGTAATTTTCCATATTATCTACTTGCTTCAATTATATAACCCGGATGATCTTCACACGCCTCTTTGTATTTGATAAGAAACTTAAGAAATGAATCATAAGACCCCCATCCGTTTTCCGGCTCGTATCTCAAAAGACTTTTTCTCTTGGAGACCATAATACATATACCTTTTGTAAGTACATTCTTCATCTCATTGGTATATATTTCTCTATACAATTCTTCTGGTCTCCAAACATAATCGTATAGCGTTTCTTTATTTTCTGATACGAATATTCTTTGTGCCATCTTGTTCATGTTGTGGGTAATGTTTGCAACCCATTCACGATCTTCTTTCTTCTTGTTCTTAATATAAACGTCCAGGCTCATAATATTTTTCTTTTACCTTGTTACTAATTATCAAATCTGCCACATCATCTCCGTCTCCTACATTTTCAACATTTTGAAGATAGTCCGATACTTTTATCCTTGACTTCATCATCATCCCATCTATCTTTTTACTCCATGTCTCAAATGCTTGTCCTTTGTCCGGAAAAGCTACAGTCTTTCTATCTTTTAAAACATCTATCACTTCCGGCCTTAGATTCTGCAACCCACCGGTAGCCACAAATAACTCATCCGGTTTATTCACGGCACATATAATAGCCGTCTTTTCTGATTCCACCAAATTAACCACCTTATCCGGATACTGGCTTAGAAGATGCTCTCCGAACAGGCATTGTCTAAACAAGAAGTCTCTTGCATGCAACGAGTGATAAAACATAACATGAGGCCGCTCATTGTCACCGTCTTTTTCCTTCACTCTTTTTACATCAATCTCATTCCCCTGGCTGTCGGTCTTTATATAAAAGTCCATGATCTTGCCAGTTCTACATACAAAATCTTTGTCTATCTGCCAGAATATACAACACCCTTTCCATCCCCATAAGTCCATTGTTCCGACATGATACCTTCTGAACACATCAGATACCCTTTCTTTTCCCCATAGAGACGATAAAAATCTAAATACGATGTTTCTATCGTCTGGGACTACAGTCCTCTCAAACTCGCTAAAAGGTATGTAATTTACAACGTCAGGATTTACAGGAGGACGATAAGCTCTTATACACTTGTTTCCCGAAATCCAAAGATCTTTATCACCTACATCCTTACCGGTAGGTCGTTTATCGTAACCGCAAGTCCGTTCATGATCACATCTTCCGAACTCGTTTCCAACAACCTGACCTGTTGCCACATCAATATAAGGAGTGAGGCACCGGCTTTTCCCGCAAGCCGGGCAGGTTAGCTTCAGTCGGCTCCTGCCCGGTCTGCGGTCAAGTTGAAACCGAGGTACGTTTTCGTATTTTCTAAAATCAAGCATTTTTAATTCCCCTCATTGCCTCTATGATTCTATCTGCTATAGTTATAGACCATGATACCACATCTGGTACATATACTCCGCAATCTATTTCACCTTTTCTATTTTGTGCTTTAACAAACTCAATAGAATAAGCCTTAACAAGATCAAATCTACGTTGTTCCCAGTCTACATCTTTGTTTTCGTCATTTACAGGAAGGGTATCGAGATAAAAATTTAAACTCTCACTTATCACATTCCCATTATCACCATAGAACTGTATTCTGTCATGGTCGCTTCTTGTAGTTGAGCTACTGAAAGTGATTACGTCTATTATCTCTCCTGTTCTTCTAATTTTTCTCTTCATACTCTTCTTGTATTTCTGACCAATATAGGCATTATTATTTCGATGGTCTTGCCATATTTCTTATGAGATGCAAGTACACATATTGCATATTTATCTCCTATTTTCAAATCTTTCGATAATCTTAATCTCGAACCCCTTTTGATGTTAATAAAATAATCACCAAAAGGATTGATGCATATCGGTTTTACGATTTCTATATAATCTCCTTCAGGAATAACAATATCGTTCATATTATGAATCTTTTAGACATTTCCTCTGCAATATCATACACGACCGTATGATCCTCTTCATTGTACGGCTTATTGATATTCAGCACTCCTTTTCTCACTTTGAACTTCTTATCTTTTCTAAGGTGATTCAACATACCTTGTTGGAACACGCAGTCCGCCTTTTCAAGTGCTATACTGTCTTCTGTCCATTCTTTCAACGTATATCCTTTGCTACTCGTGCTTTTTGGAGAAAAGTTCATAATACGTGCATCAATCCCATACCATGCTTTAACCATTCTTCTTTCAGCTTCTAATTGAAATGCGTATGATTCCCATATTCCCCCTGATTTAAAGTCGAGAATAACCACTTCTTCCTTCTCCACGTCTCTTACCTCCTTCTTCGGATCACCTTTTTTGAACTGCCCTGTGGCCCTTTGATACACGGCTCCAAAATAACCTTCTTCTTTGTATTTGAATGTCATTTTAACCATCGCATCTATCGGCGTAGCTACCAAATAGTCTTCTAATGACAATATTCTTTCAATCATCATCGGCTTAACCTTATACTCCGAACAAAATTTGGCAAACTTCATAATTCTGACAATCATATCATCAAGATCATCAATACTGTTAAAAAACCGATCAAGATTTTTCTTAGATATCTTCAGCTTGCCTTCTTGCACTGTCTTAACTACAAAACTTCGATTTAAGACCATATCTCTACCTGTTAGGTACAATCCGTATAAGTAGTGCATGATCGTTCCCCTGTCAGCCTCATACTGCGCCACCTCTTCCGGATTGCGACCAAGCATCTTCATCTCTTGCTTCCATTCCTGAAGTGCGGTCTTATCATCTACATACCCATCTTTGATTAAAGTTGTTACTGAAGCATATATCTTGGCCGTTCCATCATCCATCTTCCTTACATAAAAACGATTATCGTCTAATGTCAATCTTACGAATTTGGGAGTCTCAATCTTCTTCAACTCATCGCAGATATAAAACGGCTCTAACGTTTCTTGATTTTCTGTAAACGGATTCGAATCTTCTTCTCCAGGGTTAGGAGCGGCTTCCTCCGCCGGAGCTTCCGGTTCCTCCTCCTTCTGGGCCTGCTCTGGCTCAGGCGCCGGCTCTTTAACTACTGGAACCTGTCCGCCTCTTTCTGCTATATCTTTGTTTTTTATTAAAGACATAACTTCCTTTCTCAATTGCTCCGGTGTTTGATTAGGATCTGACACCGACATCACAACATCGTTCATTCTAAACAACGTATTTCCTTCTCCTTCTACCATAGGCACAAACCCTAAATCTGTCAATATTTTTATTTTTTCTTTCATGATCTTCCTCTAATTAATTCTTCTTTAATACAATGTAACACCGTTTCCACTTCATCTTTATCTCTATCTTTCACTGCGATAGCTATATCCTTACCATAACTCTCTCTTTGTATGTGAGCATAAAAGATAGTTTCATCGTCAGCTTCTATTCTTATTTTATAAAGTTTTCTCATATCTGTTAATTATTTCAATAATTAATCTACCTCTTTCTTTAATCATTCCCCTGCTTTCCATATCCAGTACCTTCTTTACCGCATACTTCCACACAAAAGGAAATTCTGTTTCAAGTTTATCAAATTCCATCCTGTCAAGATACATGTCGAATACCGTATGCTCCGATTCATGTAGGAAAACTATATTATCCCTGCAAGTAGCAACCGACTTATATATCCTTTTCGGAAGTATGTGACAGACGTTACATACTGTAGGAAAATGAATAGCCTTACCAGTCATAGACATTCGAATGCTACCCAACTCCTCCAACATAAGACGAAAAAACCCGGATAAATCCGGGTTCTCTAACTTTTTCTTCTTGCTGCTGTTTTTAATGGATGTAATTCTGTTTTTTTTCTTCAGAGTCAACTCTTTGCTCCTGCAAGCCTGGCATAAGCCATGACTTCTTATCATCACTTTTCGTCCGCATCGTTCACAGGCGTACAATTTCTTTTCCACTTTCTATATTTAGATACAAGCGATATATATTTAGATACAAGTGATATAGTTAAAAAGGATACCGCCGTTAAAGACAACGTATATGGTAAGTTCATTAACCATCTTGGTACCTCTTCTGTCTTAATCACTATCAGTAAAGTAGCACCTGCTACTACCAATAATACAATTGCCGTCGCAAGTGCTACACGGGAAACAACATCACTCATCAGTTTTCTTTTCTCCCAATTTTTCTACGCCTTTTTGCAGATCGTATTTAAACACTTCAATGATTTTCGTTTCTGCAATAGCCTCGCAATTCCAGTCGCCCAACGTACCTTGCATGCCCTTAGTTAACACAGCCTCAGCGTCTTTCGGATTTCCGGCCTGGACATACATATAGCATGGTGTTTTCTTTTCTTTGCCTTTCTTTTCATCCAGTGTAATGTAATTAACCTTACACTTATACCAGTACTCAGCTTCTCCGTTGAAGAAGATTTCCGACACTTTAATAGGATTAATTTTTACAACCTCGAAAGAATTGTACAAATCCTTAAAGATCTCCAACGATCTTGATTCTGCCTCTGTGTAAGACAAGGCATCTACCAAATACTTTTCAGTTACTTTCTTTTTTTTGCCGTTCTCGATATTATCAATCTCGGCTTTTACCGTAATTTCAAACCAGCGATTCATTGTATTAATATTTAATTAGTTGATTTCTTTCCTTTCTCTATACTGTTTTTAAATCTTTCAGAACACCATTGCAAAACATCCATCATCATCATCTCATTATTAGATAAGATGCTTTTTATAACTAACGCCAATTGATACTGTGACATTCTTTGGCTCATATCAAATCTTCTTTCCTCTTCATTCACTATCGTAGCCACGAAATACTTACACCCTTCTAAGTGCGTCAGGGCTTCAATCATAGCATTCTTTATCTCTTTTTCTTCCATTCTGTTTGTTTTTTGGACAAAGATATGTCTTTTGATAATAAAAAAGATTCAAAATGATTTAATTTAGCTTAATTACTGCTCTTTTGATTCGCCCGGTATAGGCATGTCAAACTTTTTTCTGATAAACGACTCTGTTTCTTCATTGAACGGATAAGCCTCCTTAATAAAATTCATAGCTACTTCCATGTCACCGTCTGCTATATCTTTATACCTTTCAAAGATACCAACCAGGTCATTGTTGTATGAACGCTCTTGTTTTATGTTGTACACGTATTTCAACACCCTATCTTTGATTTCATTGGCTTTTTTCACAGTATCATTGAAAGAATTTATACTTTCCAATTCTGGATCTTTGTTTTCCTTGTTTACCTTATCAAACTCTTCCTTACTATATACTGCTGCTCCTTCAATGGCTGGGCAAACGTTTTCCTTTATAACCCAAAATGACTCATACGAGCCTGTCATATACTTCAATTCTGTTTTAAATGCATCATACTTAACAAGCAAATTAGCCACCTCAGTTGCACCTTCTATGGTTCTAAAACCGATGCCGATATCTTTTAATACGAATACCGGAACTCCCATTCTTGGATACACGACTTCTTTTTTGTTCTTTATATTCCAATTTTTAGCTTCAATTGGAATACCTTTACCAGCAAGCTCTTTGTCTATATACAGATATATCTCTTTGCATGTCAATGACACAATCTCATCTCTGCTTAAATCAAAAACTGTTTTCATTTCTTTTTATTTATTAAATTAAACAATCTACCTCTTTGTTCAGGCTCCGTATATTCTACCCATATATCGGCTGCCACATTTCTAAGAAATTCCATAAAGTCTTGATGATCCCTGTATTCAGCAGAATCAACTTTTCTCACAAAACTTAGAATTTCCTTTAGCATTTTATTGTTTTCTTCAAGAAGCTCTCTATCGGTCATGATCTCGTGAAAATATATTATTCAACATGTAATAGGCAGTAAATCTTCGATGTAGGCCCATCTTACGATATGGAAAATTCTAACAGCTATTTTCCAATTAGAGTTATTTGGCCCACAGACAATAGGAGTTCCATCTTGTTTAATAGCAATCAACATTCCACTGTGTTGTGGTGTTTCGCTTGCATCATGCCACGCACTGTTGATGCGCCATTCTACACCCGCCATGAAGTCTTCACAGCAATTATCCTTGCGTAAAACATAATTGTTTGCATCCACTTCTTTGAGAACGTTTCGCCGAAAATGTGTTTTACCTATGGTATAATCTTTTGCTGCTTTTTCAATATCTTCTCGTTTCATTTCTTTTTAAATTTTACAGCATAGATTGAACATATTCCAAATATTCTTGAGCTTGTTCAGGGGATTCGAATTGAGATGTCTCTTCGTTATATAAAGGAGCATAGTTGGCTTGTTTCAATAAATTGTCGTAAAACATATTGATGAATATTTTTAATAGATCGGCTGTATTATTCGCTGTTCCCATTGTTACTCCATGACATCCATCTCCCATATTTACATATTCGTTACTAAAAGACATCCCACCTTTTATACCATATCGAATTTGAGCGATGTATATGCGTTCGAAATGTACTTCAAACCAAAGATTATGTTCTGATTTTTCATATTCTTTGATTGATAAGCAGAATATGCCAAAAACAAATTTCAACTCTTCTTTTGTAATTCCTGCCGGATTTTTTGTCAATATTTCTTTAACTTGTTCTTTCGTTATCATGATTCGCTATTTTTTTATATTATTACCAATCTCCGCCATCATTTGGAATATTTATAGTATCTATAGAATTGTTGTAATTACTGCCACCATATTTTTCAAATTCCGGTTCAGGATTATCTTCTGTATCTCCATGCATCATTACATGTAGCGTTCCACTTGCACTATAAAGCCAAAGACGCTTACCATACTTTTCCCACTTTTTTGCAAGTCGTTTCAGAGAGTCAATCAACTTACATTCTTCTGGAGTACATTCTATTCCGGCTTCTGTTCTGTATTTGCTCATATCTTTTTATGTTATTTTAAATCATCAATTTCACAACTCCAATTTATCGCATCTTTTTCTACGATGTTATTAGCAAGCCATTCAGCCGCAATGGAATCTTCAGGAACTTCCCACACTCCGTTATCGTAGTTTTCTATTAGATCATCATATACTTCTTCTGGAACTTCTATATCCTCTAATCCTACTGTGTAAGTAACCGTTACAGTCAAATTCTTTATAGCTTTCATGACTCAATTATTTTTAGTTGTTATTTGATCTTCTAAATTGCCCTTACCCTCTAATTCAGATAATGCTTGTTCAAATTCCTTTATTTCCTTTAAGGCATATTCCTTACGATAGGTGATAATATCACGTTGCGTATAATCCGTAAAAAATCGGTCTATCAGGTTCTTATAATGAAATCGTACAGGTTCTTCACAATGATTTAGTAAAATCACATAGTTGGAATTTCTCGGATGAAAACACAGGAATCTGTAATAATTCACTATCCCTGCTATACATTCAATTAACTTTTCATCCGTCTTCAATTCATTGACGTCTTTGAAGTTTAATATCAGTTTCATATCTTTAGTTATTGGATAGAAACAAAAGCGATTCATTTGACTCCGCAATTGCTTTTATTTGTTCTGGATTGATAAAACTCTTGACTTGTTCACTTATCTTACAAATAGACTTGATCATATCAACGAATAATTTCGAGGTGCATTCGTTACATTCCACTTCCATTACCGGCTTATGTCGATTGTATGATATGCATGTTACATAATTCAGCCAGTGCGCATAAGTTCCTTTTTCTGTATTTAACCTGCCGTATTCTACTTTTGTCTCTCCATTTCCATATTTAATTACTCTTTTTAGAAATGGTTTTGCATAAACACTAAAACCGAAAGGTTGGGTGTTTAAGGCATCTAAGCGAAAAGTTCCCTCTCGCCATTCTCCGTTTTCACCACTCTCTGTCCATTCCTTAGAGGGGTTAGGGATAATATTTCCGTTTTTGTCATAGGAAAATGCACATACTGTTTCCAATTGGTACTTAATAACAGGCACTTCTTCTACTATTTTATAACTCAAACATCTCTTCATAACTTCCCTGATTTGACTTTCCAAATCAGAAAGTGCTATACTATTGAAATATCCTTCGTTGCCTAATCTGTTTGTAGGTAATTTGATCCCATAAGAATGAATCTTATCCACATCTTCTTTTGATAAAGTAGTGGTAAACACTCCTTCTTTGGTGACATTCACTTTAGCAGTTACAGATAAACTGTTATTAGCGTTCTTTTCCGTTATATTTAGTGTTGTTAATGCTGCCATAATCAGATCTTTTTAAAATCAATTCGAATAAATATAATGCATTCCTGCTTCATATATTTTGTATATATCAGGATTCTTCTTATCCTCTGGCTCCAATTCACTCTCTTCACAAGTATAATCCCATTCAGAGTTGTAGTACAAATCCTCGTTTGTTTTTTCCAAGGAACAATCTTTCATTAGATTCATATTTTCTCCCCAAACTGCAACTTCCTGCTGTTGCTCTTCTTCTGTCATAAGAGATATTTTGTCTTTCAATTCTTTCCAGGTCATAGCTTGATTTATAAAAGGTGATTACTAATTTATTCCACATCAAAAAGTTGATCTAACACCAACAATTCCGCATTCATATCTTCATCTTTTGGGAAACGAACTTTTATGTTTCCGAACTTAGATGTCTTAAATAAGATGTAGGGATTCATATCCTCGGCAGTCACCGGCTTATATTCCTTAATTTCCGACATTTTAAGATACCAGTCACCTATTTTTACAAATTTGGAGAAGACAGAACACAGATGCGCTTTTACAGACTGTATCTCCTTTTTATCTTTGAAAGGTATAATTTCCTCCTTTCCCCTTATCCTGATTGACAGGAAAGGACGAATGTTATCTGTTTCATTTTGGAACTTGAAGCCTGTTATGGCTTGCTTTGGGATTCTTCTCCCCATTAATACAAAATAGCTCATTGTTATAAGTGATTTTGTTTTATGTCAGGTAAGTAATTTGTAATAACATCAAGTGATATCCATAACTCTGGCTCTATGCTGTTTTTTATTCTATCACCGAAAAGCGAATTATCATCACAATCACAATGAGAGACTGTGATATAACAATCTTGATAATCCCACCAATGAGCCGATTTAAAATCGTCCCCTCCATTCCAAAACCCTATTCTTATACCTCTTGGGTTGAAATCTTCATCTATCCAACTTGGGTGATAGGCCAACACTTCTTCTCCCTCTGGAGGTTTTTCCTCTTTGAATTTCTTCCAGTTCATCTCACCTTTAATTAGTTATACACAAATGTACAAGTTTTATTAAGATATCCTTCTGTCATCTCTATGAAATTCACACAATCTAATTTGCTTAATTTGTAAATCAATGCCGGATTGTGTATTATGGCTATAATTTGTGTTTGTGGTTTATGGAATGACAATACATTATAAATTTGCATTATGTTGTCAATATCAAGATTCCTGTCTGGCTCATCCATGAGAACCGTGTATTCAAAACTGCTTTCTGTTAATGTTATGCGATTTCTTTTATAATACTTCAACAGGTTATCAATTCTTTTAATCCAAAACGCATTTGATTTTTTCTTGTATTCTACAAGATCTTGTATTGGAAACGTATAATCCTTTTGACCGAACATTAAATTGAAAAGCGATTCCAATGATAACACCACTTTCTCTCCATAAGATTTTCGAATATTATTCACATACAAATCTAAATTGCTGATGTTTTTCAATACACTATCTCGATTCATCTCCGCCGATGGCAATAAACGGAATACTTTCCCTGCATAATCGGATGATATGTCAATCCCATCAAGAACCTTATCATCATCATCAAATATAGGTGGAAAATCCAGTGCCTCAGCCGGCATTTCAGAGCACATGGATTTCTCACATAACGCATACATTGATATGATGTTAAGCAAAGTTGATTTTCCACTACCGTTTTTACCTACAATCACATTCACTCCTGGCTTGAAAATAAATTCTCTGCCATTTTCAAACGCTTCTATGTCAGAAACATATTCAAATGGAGTTTTCGTATTGTCTTTTATTTTTACTGATGTTATCATTGTAATCCTTTTTAAAAATCAATTACCGTCCGAACCATGTCTCCGATGTGCTTGTTGCCGGTGCCCGTGAGGCCACTGGAGAAGACCACGTACCACGCGACGGCCTGGCTGCTCTCAGTACTGGACCAATACCACGTCGAGGAGAGGGGAGATGCCGAAACATAAGTGAATGCTTTGTTTAGTTCGTCCATATAATGGGCCATTAAATTTAATTGACCAAGAGATGGTATATACTCGCCATCTTCCAGCAGATTTCTCAATTTTGGATTTCTGGCTACAAGGCGTTCCGTATTGCCGCGTCCGTCAATGTCAAACAGCGCATCACATTCACGTTCATAATATGTCCCACTTCCGGATTCTTCACGGCTATCATCGTCAAGCAATTGTACGATATCATGCTCCGTCAGTGAGATTGCAAATGACATGTATCTATGCTTCAACCCGATGTATCGTACACAATCTTTGGAGTTATCGCCGGTAAACGGCTCTACGTGTCCGTTCCCGTAGATTAGATACAAACCATCTTTTCTTGATGGCACTCTATTTTCGCATACGCATCTTTCATTTTTGGGTCTTACGATTATGTTCAACTCATTCAGCACATGATTTTTCACGACTTCCTTGCTTATTCTTTCTACAAAACCATAATCCCTTTGTTTAAGCTCATCGTTTACCATACATCTGATCCAATGTTCTATCTGATTGTTTCCTCCGTACGTATTATGCATACACCTTTTTACAAGTTTTTCCAATAATGATTCTATGTTTTTGATTATATCTTCTTTGGTAAGGTGAAGTTCATTTAGTATGCAGTTTCTTACTGCCTTGTATTCTTTACTTGCGCTCATAATATATCTACTTAATACTTTGAATTATATTTTTCCTCTCCCACTATCTTCCTCTATAGAATTATTCCATCCGTATTTTACAGCCGTAGCTTTAAATAGAGGAAGTCTATAAAATCTATAATCATTCTCAAGATAAGCATGTACTGTTGATTTCATTTCAGTTCTTTAATTAAAGCATCTGCGTATATTACAGCTAATTCAGCCGCCTTATCACACGCTTCCAATATTAATTCACCATGAGGTCCATGTCCTGATACGGCTGTGATCGGAAGCATGGTTTTTGCCATCTCGTATCTACGTTGTTCCCAATCTACATGGGTGTTACACGGTTCTTGATTGACCTGTATATATCTTCCTTCAATATTAGAAGATCTTAATGTTTCCGCATTCTCTTCGCCGAATGCAACCAGAATAGACCCACATCCTGGACTTTCACCTATTGTTCCATCTTCTCTGTGGAATTTTATCCTTCCTTTCATGAACAATATACCTTTTGCTTTCGGGAATACAACATTCTGAAACATCTTATTGTCAAGACGATTAAAAAGAAGAGCTATTCCGTTATTGTGCTCTACCATACGAGTAATAAAATGCTCTATAGTCGGTCTTGAATAAGGTGGGTTTAACCATACCCTTCCTTCCCATTTTTGTTTTAATCCATCTTGCTCTTTGTTATACATAACCCTGGCTGTCCTCCATAACGGACGCATAGGCGCACATGGATCTAAATCAAATTCCCCTAAAGCGTCTATAATTTCTTTAGGTGTGTACCATTCATCTGTACTGTTTTTAGATTTCTCAAATGATGTATTCATATATCTATGTTTTATAAGTTAATCCCATCCTCCAGTAGCATACAAAGATACATCTTCCTCCTCTACATTTACATCTTTAAGAGCCTGTAGAAGTTTTTTCTTTGTCTCCCGGCACATATTGTAACCATATCCTTTATACCGATATGAGCGTTCCCATGTGCTTACTGGAAAAGGAATATTTTCATCAATGACCAGTCTCTTCATATGAAGATGTTCGAAGAATTTCTCATGGTAGAGTAGTTTGTACTCGTATGCTACTATACTTGCAGATGAGAATGGAAAATAATCATCTTCCTCTTCTTCGTATTTAGGCTCCTTGTAGTAAGCCATTTTTGCTACAGTAAAGTCGAAGCTCCTGAGAATCGCTTCTGGCTTTCCGAACTCTGACTCTATGAACTCTACCCATACCTTTTCTCCCTCTTTCTGGAATGCGCATACCTTCTCATTCCTGTACTTAAATTTCCATCCTTCTTTCTGATGTTTTTCATCATTGAACAAATCAACAGCTTCCTGAAAATCACTTTCGCTTTCAAAGAAAATATCTATGTCTTTTACTTTTTCTCCGGAAAGGATATTCTTAAAACATCCACCAGCTATGAACCCCTTGTGACCTTCCATATACTTGTCAAGCCATCTTATTTGCCAGAAATTATCTGGAGTATCTATTATAAAATTGTTCATATTGTTTGTATTTTACTGTTACCAAGCGAGATAAAAATTCCGCTTTACTATAACACAGTGGGTATAGTTATCCAGATCAACCCCATTTTCTTTGAATGTATCCAGAACCCTCTTTTCCACATATTTCAATTTTACTATTATTCCCTTCCTAAACTCTTCTATTAACTTCCCGTTACATTCAATAGGCCCAATAAAACAGTACCTATTTGAAGAACTGTCACATATGCAATATGTATCACACCCAAACATATTGCTTAAAATATCCTCGTTCATAATTTCTCTATTATTTTAATAATGATACTCTTTATTATATTTCTTCTTCACACCATTCATCCTCCCCTATCAATTGTTTATAATATTCGCTATGCTCTATCGCCAAAACATCTTGAGACAAATATTCTTGTAACTCCAATTTGCGCATTGGAGCAAGGCAATCCAGATGCTTAGTGTCCATTTCTTGCCTATCTTCATCTACCCACACCAACGTGTCGTATCCATAACATTCTGGACATTGGTCAGCTCCACGTGGAAGAAGCATTTGTGCTCCACATTGAGTACATCTCACCCAGTCTCCATGCTGCACCCCTTCGTATGTTCTTGTTTTCATATTTATTGTTTATCATTTATAACATTTACTTCTTCGCTCCACAAATGTCTCTTATATATCGGAGTGATGCCGATCAGAATACCACTATCTTCGCCCCAATACTGAAGTGTTTTAGGCTCAATTTTATGATGCAATTCTTGTATTCCTCCTTTGTTTCTGTCATAAGGAGAAAAATCAGATAATTTTACCGTTTTCATTCTTCTGGATTTTCAGCAGCTCCTAAAAGATGCTCGTTACCCTCAAAAGGAATACAATAAACAACCACCGTTCCATTCAAGCATTCATATTTAGTTTCCCCATCCTGATCGTCAGTAATTGTTCTTGTGAATAAACTGGCCTTCCAATTGTCATCCTCATGATATTTTACCAGCACTTTGTCAAACGGCTTAAACTCATATTTCGGCCTTTCTTCAATTCCGAAGAAGCGTTTTAGATATTCTTTTGCTTTAGGATTTTTGCTTTTCTTTAACGCTTTAATCATCCTCTGTTTTTCCGAATCTGTTGCAAGTCTATAGCGTTCTATTTCGTTATTACATGCAGAAAAATTATCCGATATATTAAGACCTACTCCCGCTGCAAGACTCGCATAAAAAGATGTTAAATATTTCCCATGTATATTTAAAATAAAAATAAAACTTCCATCTTCGTTGCTTAACACCTCTCCATCTTTAAATGTAATATATTCCGGAACTTCAAGAAGGAGGCGATTTTCGCTGCTAAGTGCTTTTCCTGTAGCGGAAAACCAATCTGCCGATACAGAAATCGAATGAATTACAACCAATAACGGACAACTTGACGAATTGTCTTCATATACTATTTCTGCTCTATTTCGTCCTTTCTCTGTCACAATCCGACCTACTATTCCCCCTATGTTTATTCTTTTCGCCGTTTCTAAATCAAACGGAATTGTTACTGTTTTCTGTTCCATAATCTTATTTGTTTTTATTGGTTCCTAAAAGATGTTCGTTCCCTTGGTATGGAATACACTCTTTGTATCTCAAACCTCCCAAGCATTCATATTTGTATTCTTCTTCTCTTACTCTGGCAAATAAGTGTAGATTCCAATTTCCCAAATTACTTGCTCTCACCAATACTTGATCGAATGGCTTAAAATCGCATTTCTTTTGTTCGTCAAGTAAATATTCGTACTTACTTAGATATTTTTTTATGATTTCTGTTTTTTCAAAGCTTTCTGTATTAGCAATTCTTTCAGCAAAAGATTTTTTCTCTTCCTCTGTGGCTAATCTGACATACTTGGATTTATCCTCACTACACACACTTGTCCATATTGGAACTTCTTCAGATGTAATCTCGCCATATGCCGATATGCCATATATGCATCCCATATCTCCTTCTCTATTAATAATACCATTATATATAAATGGGTTCCCAAGCGTACTTATTAATATATCTCCTTTCTTGAAATACGCTCCAGCCTCTACCCTCAATTCCAGAGTGGCGTTACCAAAAGTACAACCTTCCGTGTTAGCATATATAGCACTTATTCCATATCCATCTTTTTTTACAAAAAGTAAATTATAAGGACTTGCACAGTTTTTCGACTCATATACAAATTCTATTTCAATATTATCAACTAATACTGAACCTTCTATTTCTCCGCTTTTAATTTTTCTCGCCGTATTTAAATCAAACGGAACAACAATTGAATTTTCCATATTTTTTCGTTTTTAATTGTTATAAAACAGGATGGGCTACTTACACCCATCCCAGTTGTTTAGCAATACTTTCCATCTCGCTATACGCAATACGATGACACCCGGCTGTCAGTATATCGTTTTCATACCGGTTTATGCTCCACTTGTTGCCATTCATGTCCTCTACCAGGCCATGTCGGAACGGGCCTCCCCGGTGCAACAGCGACACCATCTGCCACATCCTTCTGGCTTCTTCTATCCCGATTTTTATTTGTTTGCTCGTTTCAATAATTCCTCCTTTTATACGCATCCAAGCATTTACGTCAGCACAATCAATAAAATAATATGAATGCAAGAAATTAAGTTCTCCCGACTTCCATTTTTCTAATTTTTCATAAAAATCCTTACGAAATTTGTCTAATTCTTCTTCCCTTGCCCTTCGCTTTTTTTCCTGTTTTGCTTCTATATTTATTCTATATTTTTCAACTCTTTCCCGATATTTCAACCAAGTTCCTTCACCACAAACTTCATCTACAATCACAATAACGGTTCCAAGGACTTCCAGTGCTTGATGATTCAATAATATCTGGAAAACACGTTTCAACTCACGGACATGTTCACGTTTAATCTTATCTGATTTCCATGATAATTCATGGTTAGCTCCAAGCCATTCGTTTGCGCTCTTTTTAAGAAGACGCTGGGGAGTCCCCATATCGAAGAACTCAATATAATCCATCAGATTTTTAAAATTCCCCCAAACATCCCGATAAGACAATTCGGTTCTGACTTTCTTGTATTTTTCAATAGCATCTTTAATACATTCCAACATATTGGTAACAAAGAGCATGTTACCGATACAATATGATATATTACATTCAACATAGAACACCTTTGAGCCAGTTGGTATTGCTTCACGAACATAATATTGATGCTTGCTTGTAGTAGAAGAATAGTATGTATCATTAATCAAATACGCCTTTTCTCCACGCTTGTTTCGCACGATTCTTCCGACCTCAAAATGTCTTCCATAGGAGTAAATACTTTCACCTTCAAAATAAAAATTACTACCATTTGCGGATTCTTGCTTTTCGTTTGCCCACAAGTGAGCGACCATTGAATTGTTCATATAAATATCTTTTTAATTGTTTAACTCACCTTTATCATATGACATTCTCTTTTCGTATTTTTCAATACGTTCGGTTATCATATCGCAGAACACTTGCCCTTCTTTTTCGGAACTTCTGAAGTAACCAATCATCTTCAGGATATTCCCGTCAAACTCATGGACAAACTTATTGTAATAATGTTCCCCCATAACTTTCCCATATTTTTCCATGAACAAATCCTTGTCCAGTGATTCATCCTTAAAGCAACGGTTGTAATCCCATCTTACGATACGAAACAATGTTTCAAAATTCAATCTTTCCATATCCTGTATTTTATTTAAGTTCAAACTTGATGCCTTCCGGCAATTGAGAGCGGTCTACCTTATTCACAAAATCATCAAACTCTTCCTGTGTGATTTTTTCTCCATAACTGTCCCAGTTGAAAGACAAAGTGTTCGTGTGAGAATAATATATAACATTATCGGTAGACAACCCATAATCAAACACACAGAGCATTATCTTCTTTTCTGCTTCTGCTTGTCTGATTTCCTTATCGTATTGCTCACAAATTTCAGCACGCTTTTTCAACACCTTTGCCTTATGAGCCTCTTTCCTGTGTTTTTCGATATTTTCTGCGGAATAATACCCGGCTTTAATGCGCTCTTCAATAAGCAAACGTTCCTCGTCCGTTAATGTCAAAGTAAACCTTTCCTTTTCCGGCGTATACGGATTAACCCACTTCTTTCCACACAATTTTTCAAGTTCCGCAATAAGCTCTTCTGATTCTCTTTTCCATCTATCCACGATCCCCAGACTGAAAAGCAGATACTTGAAATACAGCTCATCCTCAGAAGCTATATATAATTCTACGCATTCTTGTTCTGATATACGCAAATACTTCATTGCCACAGACATACCACTTTTTCTAATATGATATATGCCATTTTTCACCGGATACATAGGAGCACCATAATGATTACTGCAATGCAATGGTATAAATTTCGCCAATTCCGGAAAATGTTTTGCAACCTCATCGTGGCAGCAGCCTCCCATATACTCTTTGTATTGTCCACGTTGATTTTTCCGTCTAATATCGGCTGTTACACTCCAGTCACACATATTGTTATGACAATCATCATCTAAAGATACTGTGACTGTTATTCTGTATTCTTCTTTGTTTTCTGTAAAGAATTTTGTACTTAAATAAGTTAGTTTGTTTGTAGTTTCCATATTATTTCAATTTAATCATTACATTTATGAAAAATAAAATCTGCACACTCTCCAGGAAGTGTTCCTGCGTCATTACAGCGGTAAAATCCCTGTGTTCCCAGGTCTACATCTACCGGATAACCTTCTGCTGCTTCCAAGAAGCGTTTGATTTCCTCACATTCTTCATCCGTTAATCCAGTGTAATCATCATTGATTAACGGGCAAGCCCAATAAGAAGGCAGTCTGTATCTTATTACCTCTATCATAGCTTTATCAGTTTACAATTTGCATCTTCAAATACCGGAATCATCCCTTGTTCTCTAAAATAAGCAGTGGCCACTTTAAAAGCATACAGCGGATTTACTTTCTGGATTTCCCGCTGTGATTTGTAGAAAGATAACGGCTGACATATATAGAAATTTTCATTGCCAAGACTTCCAAAAAGCCAATCCATACCACCTTCATCACAATTAGTGCCACCCAGTATTATTAAATCACATCCGGTCTTCCTGGTTCCCAAAATAAATGCCTTATTTTCATTTTCTGGTCGCATAAATATCTTTTTATCAACTTCAAACCAATCATTCCGACAAGTATCTAAATCTCGGATAACAATCTTGTCTATCTCACGTGCATATTCTTCTTGTGTTTTCATAAGACATGTTATTAAAAATGATAACTACATATGTTTCTTAAAAGAAACTCCAACAAAATGTTACGATAAATTCTCCCATTCCGTATTCAGTAAGTTGCTTAAACGATTCTATCCCATTGCAATAATAAAAAACATCATCATTGTCATCATCGTTAATGCCCAATGATAGTTTTATTGTCTTTCTTTGTTCATCTCCTGTCTTTTTCCATACAATCTGACATTCTACGTATTCAGGCTCCTTACCTGTTTTTTCTACAAATTCATGAAACCTTAAATCAATTTCATGTTTGACTTCTTCAATGTTGGATATTATCACCTCGTTTTCACAATTCGAGCAAATAGCATGCATGAAAGATCCATCAAAATAATCTATTATTTTTCCGGTATTCGGATTTACTATGGCTTCACAGGCAACATTTGTTCCACCACATCTTGTACATATATATCCCATAATTATCTGTTTTTAAAATGTTCAATAATTTCATCTACTGTAGCCTTACGCCACGCAGAGCAGGCCGCGTCTCCCCTAAACCGGAGCTCTTCGCACTTTACCCACCTGTCTCCTGTGGCGTCCGTCACTATCAGCCATTGACCTAAGTCGGTATCATTTACTAATGTTGCTATAGCCAGAAACATATCATCATTATTTCCACAATCTATCCATCCTTCATCCCTCCATGCTCTTGTTGATTTTTCTTGCAATTCCATGTATTTTAATATTTCTGGATTTGTGACTATACAATTAGCTCCTTCTTCTCTCACCATCCAATGATATCCTAATGACATGAGGCTTTTTCTTAATTCTTTGGTGTTCTTTTTTATAATACACCCCTGTATTTTATTCATTCCCTTATTCTTCTAAGTCATATTCTTTCATTACTTCTTCTATCAATTCGTCTGCTTCCATATAATATCCCCAGCAAGAATCAACCTCTTCCCATTCTTCGCAATCTTCATCCTCTCTTGATTCGTCTTCGTATCTCTTGGTAAATGCTACCTTCTTTTCAAGAACGTACCCTTTTACATCTCCCCACATCCACATACCTATGGACTTTACTTCATTATCTATAATTTTGGCACAATCTTCTTTCCAGTCTCCTTCTTTATCGCATACTTCGTTATCATATTTTTCTTTTGTAACGTATGCTATCCCTTTTATATAATCACCTTGACTATAACCCCTTGTTGACCACTCTATAGCCACCACATCTTTTCCATATTTGGATATGATATCTAACAAATCTTCGTCATCCAGATCCTCTATTAATTCTCCTCTGTAATCAAAGTCCTTCAAATCACTTGGAAAAAACTCTTGACCTATATATGGACTTGTCTTATGCTTCAACTCCCATACATTGCTACCTCTGTTGTATGTGAATGAGATCCCATTCGCTTCCCCTTTCTTTAAATATTTTACAATGTCTTTCTGTTTTATATGCTTCATTACAATAGCATCAATAACATCTCTAAGATTATGCTTGTTATCGTAGAAGAAAGTTTTCCAATTGCATTCATCATGCAATCGATGCATATCAGAGTATTCAAAAAAGAATGACCCAAACGAACCCCAATTAGTTATAGGGCATTCTGAATCACGGCAATAATATATTTTAATGCGATAATCGCCTACTTCTTTTGTTGTAATAAGATCGTCTTCCATGTCTTTATATTTTAAATAGTTCTTAATTTTTCTTCGATAAATTCATCTATTACATCATAGTATGAGCCATCAAAATTCCCATATTTCTCTGTAAACTCTTTGTTCCACTCTTGAATGATGTTAAATGCCTCTTCCCTGTTACATTCTTTTAGTCCCATTAGATCATCCACGGCTGTCACCGACATCTCTTGCAGATTTCGTAAATAATTCAAATCTATGCTATGCGGCAGCTTACCTACTTCTATACATACATAATGACCTTGTTTAAAGGCATCCTGTAAATCTTCCAAACTTTCTATCAATGACTCGGACTCGTCATCTACTCTCACCTTGTATAACTCAAAATCTTCATTTTCTGCCGACACCCATATCTTATAGGCTTTTTCGTTGGACAATCTTTTCCAAACAAATCCGTCGCTGAATACAATTAGGCTACCTGTTACTATCGTATTTTTCATAATCACTTTCTAATCTGTTACTCTGTAATAATAATCAAGCTCTTCTCCCTTAAAGTTGCTCATAGCGTACTCGTCGGCCTCCCTCCACAACCGGTCATACAGTGCAGCCAGTTCACGATTGCTTTCATAATGTTGCCAGATTTTATGATTCAATACGAGCGTTAATTCCGTGAAAAACTTATAATCATCTTTCCATTCACTGAATGCACGTTTGTAGGTATCTTTGACACCTGCTACACCATACTTGTCGGCTATGCTGAAATCTTCCCAAAAGGTAGTCATTAGGTCATAGCCGTTCTCCTGCATAAATTCTCGAAATGTCATAAGCTATTATTTTAATCTTCTTTTTACGATCTTTAACAAAGCCCCTGCTTAAAAGCAGGGGATCAATGATTCTTTTATTCATATATGTATTTTTAAATAATTGATTCTGATATATGCCAAAAAGTTATTATTATAAACGATAGTAATATCGGGGTTTCTTGCGTTTGTATCCAAGAATCCCATTTGCCTTAACTATGGGAGTATGTCAATCTGGCTGTTCTGCCCACTCTCTGTACCCTACATTAAAACCAATAGGATCATACCTTTTGATCATAGTGCCATAATTCTCTCTACCGCAATACCTGTTCTTTCCTCCAATGATCCATGCCTCATCGTCTCTATCTGGAGATATGGAGTTAAGATACTTCTCATAATCTTTCCTACTCTTCCCCATCTTTGTCTTGATTTAAACAATAGTTAATAAAATAAGCAACCTGTTCATTTTCCCCTGGATTATTATAATCATAAAAAGTCATATCAGTATAATCCAGCAGGACTACACGAAAATCGTTTTTTTTGACATATACTTCCGTTAAATACATAGGATTTTCATCAATTTCTATTATCACCGGAAACTGATCATCAAAGTCAAACGCATCATTAGTTTCTTTAAATTCTTTAAACCCTTTAAATTTTAGCTTTATAATTCCATTGTTTTCTGCTAATGCTTCTCTGATGTACTCTAATCTTTTTGCATTCAGACTGGCCTCTGCTTCTTCTATTTCTTTATACAATTTATTTAGATCCATATTCCACTATATTTATGTTGTCAAATTTTTCTTTTATAACATCCAAGGCACCACACTCGTTTGTTACCATAACATACTTTCCTGGCTTCATTCTCCACAGATTGAAATACCTTGTCACATTTATAATGTTATTAAATAATGATATTTCGTATCTTGTGTTCCCATTTTCATCATGTCCCGCTTTTTTAAAATAACATAGGGTCGGCTTGTATTTGAAATAATTAAAAAGCCTATACCATCCCTTTCCGTTACATGTTTCACGGTTCCATATTCCAGCAAGCTTCCTATATCCCCTTACCGGTATTTTCTCTATTTCTTTTGGCACGATTTCAATACACTTTCCTTCTCCAATTGGTATGGTCATATTACCCGCCTCTTCCGTGCAAAAGTATTCTATTTCAGATGCCATGTCTTTATATACATAGAACCGGTATAGGTTCCCGTCAAGGTCTACCCGATCCATGTAATATAATATCACTTTGTCTACTTTTATCGTTTTCATTCTTTGATTCTACTTATCTTTAAATTGTTATTATTACAGTATTCCTTCAGCCAACTATCCGTTAGATAACGATTGACTCTATCATATTTCTTTTTCGAACCCTTGCTCCAGAATTTCCATTCGTTTGTGATATCATACCCATATTTATCAAACCAATAGATATAATATACTACGTTACCATATAAATCCACTCTTTTTCTTTCTTGTATGACTACCTCGTAAGGCATCTCCTTGTCTCTTTTTTCCATCTTTGTCCTCCTTTCTTGAATAAAAAAAAACGGCACCTATCTTCGCAGACCAGTGCCGGCAACTAACTTACATGGAAAACTACTTAACCTCAACTAATTCTACAGAGTTGTAGAATTTAGTGAAGCTACCAACAAATTCTCTTATATTTTTATATTCTTCTGGTCGTTTTCTGTTACTGTCTTTTATATAATTTACCCACAGTCTATCCTCTATGCTCTTAATCGCATTCTCTATAGTAAATTTGTCACTGACACACATTAAACACGAAGACCCTGTTTTCTTATGCGGTTTATATACCCTTGAAAAAGACCACATTTTTATCCTGTCGTATATATATCCGTTGTTTGGATAAACGAATCCTATCCGGCTGTCACCTTCTTTGGCATAAAACACACCTGGCTCCTTCCCACCCTTTCTATATACTACAAATCCTTTTTCTTTTAGGATCTTAACCACTTTATCTAATTTATTTTCCACGTTCATTTTCATGCAAAAATTTAAAAACGACCTTCATTACATCTCCAAAGTTCTCCACCTTAACCCATTCGTGAGCTACTGCTCTAAGTACAGATGTCTCATATGTTGGAATATTGTCTTCTTCAACCACCTTACAAGAAGCCAGAACTCCTTCGGTCGGCTTTAGTCCACGGTCATGCAGCTCGCAGAGACCGTCTGGCCGGCGGAACACGCACCACCCACTCTCTTCTGCTGGCTGGATCATCGCTATCGGTTTTTCTCTCGCAAGCCTAAATCCAGTCATCCACATTGTTTCTTTTAACCTGTCAGCGTATCCGGCATCTATGATAGCTTCTATGTCTTTTGGTGTACCAATACAAGGAACTTCACACATGTTCTTGCATTTATCACATGCACAAGGTTGCTCCCATCTGTTATGATCTATGCCTACCAACTTCTTTATCCGTTCTACTTCCTCTTTCATATTATACTGTCTCTGTTAGTTTTTCATAATACAACTTCATTTCCGGTGAAGCGTATTCCATAAATGCTTCGAATAAGTGTGGTACCTCTATTATCATATTCACATTACAACCTTCTGTCTGTGAAAGAGATTCAAGATCATTACTGTATGAACACGTTACATGAGCTCCTACATTAAACACATGTAAATCTAATCTTACATATTCCATACATAAATCTAACGCTTTAAACAAGTTCTCTACCTCAATCTCCTGAAATAGGCCTATAAACATCCTTAAATCCATTATTTTACTACCCTTTCTATGTGTTTAATTAATACTACAGCCATCCCCTTACCGGTTTTTATCGCACATTCCGATCCTTTTATCCATTCTACACACCCTACATACTTTTCCGTAGCATGAAATCCTGGATTGTATTTTCCAGATGTACTGAACTCTACCGTATCCCCTACCTTCAGATCATCAAAAGCAATAGACCATGTGGTCCAAATTCTATCATGTCTCCCAGGCTGAATGGCTCCGATTACGCCCTTCTTACGACCGTTTTTTATCGCCCTTAGTATTATTTTTCTATCACCTTCGATAAGGCTACAAAAGCGTCCGTAAAAGGTCAAATCAACCTGTTTTCCTCCTATTTCTTCTCTTATTTTTGTTATTCTGTTCATTTTCTGATTTTGTTTTATTTTTTTCTTTGTTTTTTCTATCTTCTATAGAAGATGATAATAACATTATCTTTTCTATGTTACTTTTTGACTGTAAAAAAGAATCACATTTCATTACTACTACCACCTTCTTAAGTTCCCCATTATCGTATAGCGATACACGCATCATGTTTTGCGCCTCGTCCACTATCAGACCTGGAGTAGTCTTAGCCATTTTACGTAGCTTATTATACTCCGGTCTTTCCATTTCCTCTGTTTATTACTCTATAGTATTTATCTTTATCTCCCTCTTCCAACTTCTCCAGATAGAAAATTCCATCATGTAAATGAGACAAACAAAACCTGTATCCGTATTTCTGCGTTCTTCTTACATGATCCCGCAGTCTTATTTCTTCACTTTTGTCTTGTACTTTGATCTTAATACTGTCTCCTTCTTTGATTGTGTATAAAATAGTTTGAATCTCTTCTTTTTTCATATTATAAAATAATTTAACGGCAGCACCTATACTCACGCACCAATACTGCCTTATGTTTAACAATTAAATACTTAACTCTTCAATGGTCAAGCCTTTTTCTTTTGCCCACTTTAACATTGCGCATAATTCTGTTTTTGACTTATATTTCGGATCACGCCACGCCCATCCGTATTTATCCAAAACATGATGATATAATTCGTCGGCTTCTGCTGTATGCACATCATTGAATAAATACTCCGAACCTTCCGGTATAAACATTTCTGTTGTTGCGAAATTATGATATTGTAGATAATGGAAGGCTTCCGTTACTACATCGTACCACGCATCTTCAGCTACGAATCCAAATTCTTTCACAAAAGCCAAAGTTAGATACATATTTAATAGCACTGCCGGATCATATCCTGAATTTGGATTCTTTTCTATTATTTCTTTCTCAAACTCCTTTAGATTTTCGGGCCCGAAAAATATGTAGCCCTGAATTGATTTATAATTTACCTCAGCATATTTTCTACATCTATCATCATCGATTATCTTACCAATGTTGGATAACATCATATGTCGCCACCCATCACAGAACTCCACCTCTACCTCCATCCAATCAGTACCATAGTTATACTCTCTTGGCCGTCCGACTGATGTTACCTTTATATCTTTTACGCCATATTCATAAAGACGTTCTTTAACCTCGTCTGCCCATTCTTGTACATAAGGTATGAATGCATTACAATAAGAATCAAAATCAAAATCTGATTCTTCTTCATATTCCGGCATCTCATCATATTCCTGTGAAAAGAAATGACGCGGGTCTGCTACTGTTTCATAGAAACTTACGTTAATGAAACAAAATTCGTTGGTTGTCGTTTTTAATATCATAGCTTTTTGTATTTACGTACATTTTTCTTACCATAGAATCTACACATGGCACGAATCTGACTATAAAATACTTTTGTCCTCCTGGCCTCAAAGTATTTAAACATTTCTTCATTCTTTGTTTCCCACACGTAATCCGTTTGGGAACTCATGTGATTTTTGTCCTTGCGTGAATAATGGTAATATGATACCACAACACGTTTCGCACCATTCCTTACAGGTACGATATTCACATCTATGTTATTATCTGTCATATTATTATTGTTTTATGTATTATACAAATACAAAGGAGCACATACCTTCACAGGCCGGCGCTCCTTTCAATAAAAATGAAAAAACTAACATTACATAAACATATTGTTTTCTGCTCTTTATTACAATACTTTTGTTCCGCAATTATTATATCTTCCGTACTCTTTTTTCGTATCATTCAAAATTTCAAAAACCATCTTCTTGTGATCTTTGTTTGGTAACTTGTCTTTAACGGCCGATATCACGCTCGCTATAGACGTAAAGCCTGAATCTGTTATTGAACACAACAACAAACCTCTGTCGTTGCCTGTGCTTATCGCTGACGCCTTTATAATATCATTCCTATATATTCTCATAATCTTTCGTTTTATTGTCTACAAACTTATCTATATCATCTCTTATTCTTTTTAGCACTCCGGCTATAATCTCCGGCATCTCTCCTCCGGTGCGGTTCAGAGTTTCTATCACCCCATCAATCCTACCAATTTGACACCACAAGAAATTGGCGTCTTTCGTATTAAATTTCCCCATCATGTCTTATTTTACAGTAAACAACTTGCTTTTTTAGGCACCAGTCTTGCGATTCTGAGAGTGAACACCGTTCAGAGTCGTTAAAAAATATACAATCTTTGCAGAACATAGGAGGGTCTTCGTCGTCACCAACTACTTTGACGTCACACTCTATGCCATGCAATTTTAATCTAAATACGTCTCCTACTTCTTTAGAAGACAAATCCATGTCTGGACCAAATGTTATTACTTCCATATGATTATGCTTTATTGTTTGTGAGATACCCAGAATCGAACCAGGACCGACACATACATACCGGCACGCCGCGTCATCCCCTCTATGATACAGAAATAGACATGCCTATCCTCACGAACCGACATGCCAAAACCCAAAACTTAATTTGATGAATAAAATAGATTAACAAAAATACTATTCTAACTCTTTTATAATATCTTTCACAATATTCAGCCGCACCTCCTTCGTTTCTGGACTAATACAACCAAACCACCCATAAAACGTTCTTGTTTCCTCTGGTTCTGTGGCCATACTTATCTTCTCTTCCAATTCCGGGAAATATATCCTCACCAGTTTATTTGAACTCAACTCATAAAAATTATGTGTTTTGAAAAACATTAATACTACATTTCTCAATGCAACACATATGTATTCCCCATCCTCTAACCTATCAATTATCTCATATACCTTTTTCCATATGAATAATCGCTCTTCTTTTGTAAACATACCCTTCTTTATTTTTATAATATTATTAGATTGTATGCAGACTTTTCCATGTACACAACACTATGTTCATGTCCAAGTATTTTCTTTGCTGCCTCTTTTTTTATCGCACAATATCTCCCTGTACGATACGGATTCTTTCGATCTGATCCATCCTCGACCTCGATAATAAAACAGCCTCCTTCGTCTATTATCTTTTTGCAATTGTCACATACTTCGCCCGTGCATATATGATGCGGCGCCTGCCCTTTGATATTATTTCCTAATAAAGCAATCCCCATCTCTTCGCCACATATCATGCAGACTTCTATAGACGGATTCAATCCGTGTTCTGGATGTAATGTAATACCATCTTTCATTTTCTTTCCTCCTTCATTAATTCTATTATAAACTTTTTATCTTGTTCCCACAATGGCAGCCCTTCTTTTACTGTGTATGCCACTGTTTCCCTCTCTCCTATTAATCGCACGGCAATCTCTCTTGCTTTCAAGTCATCCTCCTCATGCGATTTATTTATTAAATCATAGGCACATGATTCCACCTTTTGCCTTTCGATTATTATCGAACCCATTAACTCGCTTATATACGATCCTAAAAACGATAAGACATTAATAGCTTTCCCAATATCATTTGAAATAGCACTTGCTAAATACATCTTATCCATATACTCCGGCAAAGCCTCGTATGCCGTTTCTATGTTTTTATACTGATTTTCGTTTACCTCCCTTTTAATCAGTTCTTCAAATTCTTCTTTTAACATGTTCTTCCCTATTTTAATGTTGTGTGAGATCGCCGGAATCGAACCAGCCTACCGCACCATGAATCCCATAAAGCAAATGCTCCGATCTTCGCAGATGGGAGCACTTTGTCTAAAGCATAAGAAAATTAATGAAGAAATTTTTCTCACTTACGCCATAGCATCTAAAATAGCTATCAGCACTATTTCTATGACAAACATAATAGAAAATATCTTAAATGCCTTTTTCATATCGCTATCTCCTCCTTCTTCTTTATGTTTATAGTTCTTCTATATAGGACCTCTCCGGTCGTAATATTCTGTGCGCTTACACTAATACGAACACAGTCCTTTAACCAACTCGGTCTGTGTTTAAGCAATTCTTTAGCACTCGTTCTTAATATCATCTCTTTGGCATCTGATACCGGCATAGACCTGTTGCTTATTAGTCTACTACTTTTCGAACCTGTAGAAGATACCCAATCTATCCAAATATAAGATATTGTTCTTTCCATCTTTTTTCTTTTTACATTCCACAATAAACTGTCCTGGCTCTGCTCCGACCTACGTTCCACCTACAACCGCAGGCCTTAGCCCAAGGCGCCGCCTACTCCCTCTCTATGGCAGCCTGTTCGTACCTACAAAGCCAATCTCCATCTATACAACTATCACTACGCGATAATAAACATTTATCCTTATAACAATCATAAAAAATACACCTATCACAACTGTAATCCTTAACTTCTGCACAGCTAACTACCTTAGCATATACTATACCATCACTGCCTTCTATTCCTTTCACCCCAAAAATAGAACCTTCTCCCTCCTTACTCAAATCTAAGTCAGGCGCAAAGTCATATACGTTCATGCCATCCATATTTTAATTGTTAAACATCCCGCTTAAAAAAATACTCACATAATGCAGTCCTTAACCCTTAATCTGTGGGAAACCTACAGAATACTGTTTTAAAAACGATATCATACTGAATTTTGTGGAAAAAACTACAGAATGCTGTTTTAAAGCACTGTAAGTCTTTATTTTGTGGGAAAATCCTATATAATGCTGTTTTAAAACGTTGATCTGTTGAATTTTGTTGGAAGGGAGTGCCCTCCCTCTCCCCCTCTCCCACCCCGTCTAATCCTCCGGCTTTCCGCATAGAACCTGCGCTCTGGGCCTCACTACAGGCATACGGAGAGCGCTACAAGCTTATACTCTGGCATGAAGTGTTGGGTGTTTAGAGATAATATCATTCCATAGAGAGAATAGAGAGTCTTCAGCCCACGCCCTACAGTCTGCTCCTCCTATCAAGATAGATATTTAAGCCTATAATCAAAGCCAATAAAGAAAAGCAAAAGACCATTACGATATTATACTGATCCGGTCCGTACTCTAACATAGAGCGAATACCAACCGACAGAAAATACAAGTCAGCCACTAATAAAAACCACCACATAAAATAAAAAATTTACAATAAGTATGTCCGAAAATACGGGGATTATAAAACATAACTAATTGATAATCAAGCATACCTTATTTTTAAGAAAAATACAATAAGCCTAATTTTCAATCCATAGAGACGAAAAAGACGGCATCCAGCACCCTATTTTGGGCCAGAAAACCGCCTACAGTTTCGTTTTAGACCAATTTTAACGACAGGATATAAACAAAATACCGACATTATATCCGAATACTCCTATTTTAGTTTCGTTTTAGACCAATATCGTTCACGTTCGCCGTTCACTCTCAGAATATCTTACCCGTAAATAGAAAGAGTAGGATACAAAAATAGGGCTGCTCCGATATTCGGAACAGCCCTACTCCTGTTTAAATACTGTTTATATTTTCCTTAACGTACGTTCGTGACGTATGAACCTTACGTTTGCATTTGTCCTTTCCTGTATCGGCATGATACGCTTCTTTAAGATCACGATACAACATAAATTCACGATACGCTCTTTTCCGCTTTTCTTTAGCTTCTTTCCTGGACAGACCGCGGACGTCTACCATATGAGATTTAAATTTCCTTTCCATTTTCTTTATGCTTTAATTATGATTAACTCCATCTATTAAGTGCTTCGATATAGAAACCCTCCGCCTCTTTATACTCACTTTCATTGAGTGTTTCCACCGTCTCGATATAGTTACGCAATGTTATTTTTACGCAACTGTTTTTAGATTTATTGAACGCTTCAGTTAAAGCGTTGATCATTTCTTTCTTTTCCATGTTATTATATTGTTTATAATTTAGAGGTTGATCCGGAATCGAACCGGACGCGCATTCCTATCCTATAGAGATTTTATGCTACAACCAACAGCCCGTAATTAGTACGTAGTTCTTGTGTACGGGCCCGTACTATGTTGTTATTATATTTTCCGTCTGCTACACTATTTCGCCACACATAACGGCATAGTGTCCTTGCGTTTTGATACGGCACGTCCCTACATGGTAGGCTACATGCTTGTACCCTGTAATTTAATCTACAGCCCGATTCTATTTAACGTGTAGATCAGTAAGACACGTTCCCGAACGGAGACAAACCTCATACAACGGTATGCTTTCTAAACTATACTCACATACCTAACATAAACCATACCTATTCGGATGGTCCATGCAGTAATACCAACCCTTTAATTGCCAACGGCAAGGGCAAAGGTATATCTATCCCCAATATGTAAAATAACTCTCTGTTTTGTCGGCTTCAGTCTAAAGCATACGCGGGACGTGCACCCACCAACAACGGCGTACAGACGCGTTTAAAGGTACGCGCCCAACCTTGTTTTTTCACTGCTGATTACTTTCGTGTGCTAAATACTCAGATACGCACTTTGCAACGGTGCGGATAGAATAAGACTTAATCTTAACGGCCACATAAGTGGCTTTATATTCGTCCGTCTCTTTAACGATCCATTTTGCACTACTTTTCGTTTCCAACGTTTCCGCGGTTGCAAATCCGAAAGGCTTATACTCACCGCCATAAACTACATTATGGGAACACCAATCAGCCGTTTTTGCCTCAATTCCTTTCTCTTTATCTACTTTGCTATCCTTATATACTTTAGAGTATAGGGAAAACTTAACAAAGGTATCATCAACTTTTGGTAACATTTGGCTACACACAGCCACCAGGCGTTTTTTATCCTTGGCCAGAGATGCAACCTTTACAGCGTATTCTGCCGGTATTTCCAAGGCCTTGCAAATAGCCTTTAGATCAGCTCCATTAGCAAATAGAGCGTTGTACAGTTTAACAGCACCTACCAAATTTGCAGCATTTTCTTTGATAACGGCATTCTGTAGTTTGTTTACATTTTTTTTCGTAATCATATCCCAATATATTTTAATTGTTAAACAAATGATATTCAAATTAATGACCCACAAAGCAGGCAATTACAGATACATATATAGCCAGCCCAACGGGCACACTATATAGGATCACTATGTTAACTCGTAATCTCTCTCGATCACGACGCAAATATACGACATTTATCAATATTACATATATATATGCTATATTTTTTTTGTTAACTTGTATTAATTTCGATTCTATTATCTGATTATCAGTAAGTTACAAAAAACACAAGAGCAGTATTACACGCGTACATTAATATGTAGGATATATTCTTATTTAAGTGGCTTATAATCAATAGGTTATAATAACACATTGATTATCAATAATTTAAATAAGTGATTGATAATCAGAGAGTTTGTGGGTTTGAGGTAAAACGCGTTTTCGGTTTTCCAGCGAAGGGGGTGTGGGGGAGAAAACGCGTTTCGGGGGCGGGAGGTTCGTGATAGGTACCCCCTCTCTCCCATCACATAAACCATTTCTGTCTTTCTCCCATCACACAAACATTTTTCATTTTCTCATCTATCTCCCATCGCACTACCTCTCACACAACACCAAAAAAATAGGATTGATAGAAACCAATCCTATTTAAAACACGACCTTATTAATTTATTGAATTGAAGTAAGTTTGTGGTTTTCAATGAAGTCCTTAAATTGGTCACTTGATACGTCTATAACGAATCCAGCAGCACCAGCATGCCCTCCACCACCGAATCTCTTACTTACCTCACAGCAATCTGCACTGTCTTCTACGCATTCGTAAAGAGAGAACCGAACTTTACCACCTGGCATGATACAAAATGGCATAAGAGCTTTAATCTTTCTACCGTCTAACCAGTCCGGTGTAAGAGAATCAAATACCTTAGAGCTAAATTCAGCGGTATTCATAGCCACAACCTTAACCTCGTCGACGTAAGCTTCGAACGAGTACCTACTTACCTCATCTTCGTTTTTCCCAGCCATGTAGTTAATTATAGCACGTCCTTCTTTAGCAAGATCATAAAAAATAAGATCAATTTCATTGTCTTTCATATTTTCTTTAAAGTGATCATATAAATACGACAATGCAATCAATACATTGAGTCTTATTTTTGATCTCAAGGCATACTGGACAGCTACTACCGTATCCCAGCCTAAGCCGGATTCTTTATTCCACACATCGTAGTCTGACAGGCATCGGACGATCGCCGGCACCTTCCCCATCAGCAGGTCCGAAGCCAGTGCGCACGCACCGACACCGACCCTCCTCAACCCTGGAACTACGAACCCCCATGTCTTACTGTCCTCAATAATTCCCTTGTGGTGATCTATCCACATCAGGCTCTTCCCTTCATCAAGCCACTTTTTGAAAACAGTTTTAGAATCGGCTCCAAAAGACACGTCAAGAACATAAACAACATCTAAGTCACGTACTTGGTCAACAACTTTCTTAACATCATCTTCATACGAATACGGGATATAAACAACATCCTTGTTTTTACTGTTTTCGTACATGGTTGCGATGGCTGCCGATACAACGCCATCTAAATCCGATTTATGATAAACTATCGCTGCTTTCTTTACTTTCATGATACAAACTCGTATATTTGATACTACCGTCTTCTAATGTCTCTATTTTTATAATATCACTATATGAATTGAAATTCTGATCTTTATCAATCCTTATATTCAGCACATCATCTACGGTTGCAGTTTTTCCATCATCGGTTTCAATCTTATAAAAATCCTTTAAAGTAATTTTTATATTAAGATCAACCCCATAAGGATTTTCAAGGATATATATATGATCGTTGTTTAGAATAACTATTCCTTCACTTGTATGTTCTTTGGACAATACATACTCTAAATCAAGTTCTTTATCCAAAAATGTAGTAATATCCATATAGTCAATACCGGAATTATAGGCACATACCTTATCCGAATCAGAGAACTGACCTGGCAGACCACTGGCGTCCCCGACCATCAACGAACATCCCTTAAGTTGACTGAAGTTCATACCGCGCATTACCGTGTCTTTACACTTCATAAGAATATCATCAATCATGCCCGTGTTAGGCTTCCTCATCGGATTTTGTTCGTCATTTGAATAACATAACCTTTTTTCATACAAGACACCTCTTATTCCTCTCTTTACCGCCAGATCATGTACGGACCTCAGTACGTATTCTATCTTAGCTTCAATGTCAGCTCCAGAAACAAACCCAGCTTCTACTCCTCCTTGATTGCTTACGATAGCAAATACCTTAACACCGTTCTCCTGCATGAGGTCAAGAGCCTTATTCACCACATCCATCTTAATCCTCATATCTGTCAAGTCTGTAGCGAACGTATTCCCAGAAGCGGTTTCTATAAGCGTTCCATCAAAATCAAACAATAATATTCGTTTGGATTTTATATCAATATCTTGTACCATATCATTCTCCTTTTTCAAACTTGCTTTTCTTAATCTCTCTCGGAACCAGGCAGAACACACCATCTTCGTCCTTAACCTTCACAATATCATAAACCGCATACTGATTATCACCGATATCCCAACCTAACGAAGACAGTACATCACGGAGATAAATACGTCTATATTTCTCACCTTGTTTATTTAATAAAAACGATCTCTCGTCTTCTACCTTAGAAGGAGCTATATACAAATTAGAATCCAACACCCCTTTAAACTCAGCTCCTTCTTCCATACCAATAATAACCGCATCTTCGATACCCATCCATTTCAGATTGTCCACCGATATGGTCATAATCCGATCTTTGCTAATAGAAAGCTTTCTGATTTTAGCTTCTTTTGTCTTAGAACCTACATAGACCTTACTGCTTAAAAAGTTTATCTTCATGATATAATGTTTTTAAATTGTATCGCAAATATACGTAATAATATTAACAATACAATTTAAAAACAATTAAAATATGATATTATAATACAGGTAATTTTTTGAACTGCTCTGGAGCCACTTCGGATATGGTTCCACGAAAAGCAAGACGTGAACCGTAGTATGAATACATGCTTGAGGCATCGTAAAACGCATCCGCAAACGCCACACCTCCATACGAATACGAGTCGTAAGCGGAGCGCGCCAAAACAAGGTTGACGTCCGATGATTGATCATAGTGATCTGAATAATGCATGGAATCGCTACCGCCTACTTTTGTCGGCACCATATCGAAGAATGGACCATCCTCAGCTGCAATGTTCGTTATCCAGCCGTCGGAAGCTCCAGCATTCACATTGCGAGTCGAACCGTCCGGGTCGGTGATTTTCCAAACGCGGTTGTTAATTTCTACACCGTCCACCCATTCGAAGATACCGCCGAAAACACCTTCCAAACCTAAGCCGCAAACATACTTTGAACTTTCGTTTTTGGTATCCGCACCACCGGTCGCGTTGCTGCTTCCCGTTGTTGTAGCCGGATCAGAGATTGCTCCACCGGTTCCCAATACAGCTTGTATGTTGCGTGTTTTGTACTTAGCATACAACATCATAGCAATCACGCAATGTTGTTGGAAATCTATTATCTGAAACCCGGTACCACGCGCTTTTGCATAATTCCTGAAATCATTTAATGATATGATTGTTGAAGGCTGAACATCGCTCCAGCTATATAATCTATTCAAAGATACATATCCTTTATATGCTCCAACAAGAGATTGCGGGACATGGATGTAAGTGCCGTCAATATCATGATCAGCAAAATGATAAAGAAATCTATTATCATCCACCTTATACCACTTATACCAAAATTCTAAGAAAACGACCATCACATCACCTTCTTGTCCGGTAAGGACAGCCGGACTACCATCAAGATACAAGTTACTGTCGTTATCATCTAATCTACATACAAAAACCTCTCCTCCTCCCATAGCGCTCTTGCAAAGAACTCTATAGAAGCCACTGGTAATCAACCTATATAAAAAATCGAAGTCTTCGCTTATTGTTATATTAGCCGGATCTGATACTGATTTATCAAAAATAATGAAATTATCAGTAGGGAGATTACCCCCCCCTATTTTGTTAAAAAATCTTCTTCTCATGATTGTCTTATTTTGGGATAAAGATAACTTTTAATTTATAAACATGAATAATATGATTTTCGTACAATAAACCTATATTTGTCAAGATATTAATTAACTACAAAATTATTTATGTCATGGCAGAAATGAAAATAGGTTTTGTAACCTTCAATCCGGGATCAGGTGATGGTGATCAGGCGGTTACCGTATCAGGTGAAAAATACGAAGGTCGTGTACAGCGCACGCAACAAGTAGAATTTGGTGCCGAATCAGGTGGTGTTAAGAAAAGTGCTACCATCAACCAATCTCCGGTAGCTGAGTTTGTAAAAATAGATTCTACTGCATCCGTAGGGA